AAGATCACGCTGGGGTTATCGCCAAATGGTAAGGCACAGGATTTTGATTCCTGCACTGTTGGTTCGATTCCAACTAGCCCTGTTGTGCCATTAGCTCAGCTGGAAGAGCACTTGACTTTTAATCAAGGCGTCGTGGGTTCGAGTCCCATATGGCACATACGGACCTTTAGCTCAATAGGTTAGGGCAGCTGCCTCATAAGCAGCCGGGTCTGGGTTCGAGTCCCAGAGGGTCCATATGCAGTTTGTAAACAATGTGGTTTTTTCTTTCTCTTGTGAAATCCCTTTCTCTTTTCCCACAAAGTAGCAACTGCGACTCCCCGTGAGAATCAACCTGCGGACAAGTCAGCCGCAACCGTATAGGCGGTCTTTGGGGTAGATGCGCAGAATTGGTATTGCAGCAGACTATAAATCTGTCATCTTCGGATATGTAGGTTCGAGTCCTACTCTACCCACTTTTGCCGCGATGCCACAATGGTACTGGGCTAGTTTTGAAAACTAGTGATCTGTAAAAGGACTGAGGGTTCGAATTCTTCTCGCGGCGCTCCAGTTGCCTAGGGTAGCTCCCGAAAAGCAGAACCTGTGACTGCCTGGCAACTGATTTGTAATCACAGGAATACATTATCGCACAGGAGGTAAAACAGATGTCAGAGAAGGCAAAAAAAGAAATAGTAATATCGGAGGGCAGAGATTTTAAAGGAATCTGGATTCCAGAACGTCTTTATTTATCACCGGATTTAAGTCCTAGAGAGAAATTCTTGTTAATTGAGATATACAGCCTTACTCAAAAAGACAAAGGCTGTTTTGCTTCTAACAAGCATTTTGCCAACTTCATTGGCTTAAAAGAAAATAGTATCCAAAAGATGCTTTTAAAATTTGAACAACTGGGATTGATTGAAAGAATCTTTGAATACAAAGAAAGCACTAAAGAAATCGACAAGCGAATCATTATCCTCACTCAGAAATTTTTTGATTCTTTTGTCAATGAAAAATCTATTTCTTCTAACATGGAAAAAAATCCATGTGGGGGTATGGAGAAAAATCAACAGGGTGGGGTTGAAAAAAGTCCACAGATAAGTAATACAATAGATATTAAGTATAACAGTAGTTTAAGTGATACAGATAAAGAACATGCTCTATTATCAACTAAAGTTGACAATAGAGATAAATACATGGTTTCGCGCACTAAAAGTGCTCAAAACTCAGTGGCAAGCCCCAAAAAGAAAGAACCTACTGTTGATCCAGATGACTTTATCAAGTCTAAGGAGTCAGTTCTTAAAGATGAGCTTCACAGACTGTATTCAAACAATCCTAAAAACATCTTTACCACAGAGCAACAGGAAAATGACTGGGTTGACAAGGAATATAACAGCCTGACTGCTATTATTTTTGAGTTTAACCACCAATACAAAGCATCTACGGGCTTTGACGCTAAGAATCTATCAGATGAGAGCCTTAAACGAGTTACACGGAGCTACATCAAGTCTCCAGAATCCTTGAAGGATGACTATGATGACCTTGAAAGTAACAAGGTTCTGATTGAAGAATATCTAAAAACTGATTACGGCAGCAAACATGGAGTGATTGTAAAAAGTTTATCGCACTACATGTCTGGCAGCATTCGAGAAATGCTGTTCTATAAACACTTGTTCTAACTTGCCAATGCACATTTGCTAGCTATATACACGTACATTATGCTAGCTATATATGTACGTTGATACAAGTATACACGTACACTAGGAGGTGCAAATGCAGAACATAGAAATCAACTTTGGGGTTCGTCCATGTATTGTAACTCAAAATGGCGAAGAAAAGAAAGCGTTATTCCATATGTGGAAAAATTTTTCAAAGCCTGTTGCAGCGGATTTGTATATTGGCGGTTGCCCAGAAGGACAAATGAGCATGATATTTGGACTTGTAGAGTATGAGGACGGCACGATGGGCGAGGTAAATCCTAGCCAGATTCGATTCGTTGACAATAAGATCAAAGACTATGCTTTTGAGGAGGGCTGATTCCATGGTGAAATATAGACCATACAGAGGGGTATTGTGTGATGGAATGGCAGAAATGAGAATCTTTGATTCTGTCGAAGATATGTTCCACTACGTTGTCGAAGACTGGAAAGCATATGGAAATCCATTTGGTATCGGAGATTTAACCGTAACCTGCGATGAAGGAAAAGACGAGCGCATTAACTGGAAGGAAGGCAGATATGTCTACACTAGGCGAATGCGAGAAAAGATTTTCGACACACCGCAGTGTATTGGAATGTGTTCGATTGAATTGTAGAACGGAGATAATAACATGATGATTGCAAATAAAGTAAATGTAATGGGACAGGAATACCAAATTGTAAAAGCAAGTCGTGACCAGTATAAGCAATGCGATATCGCGGACGGATGGTGCGACGCTTACGGCAAGAAGATTTACTATGTAGACCCTAATACAGATCCAGAACATGATTCAGTGGCGACATCGTCAGAAGAACTTGTAAAACATATTTTACAGCACGAAATTGTCCATGCGTTTCTCATTGAATCGGGGCTTGCAATTAGCTCATTAGTTACTTCTGGTGCATGGGCAATGAATGAAGAAATGGTTGATTGGATTGCATGGAATGGTGAGAAGCTGTATAAGGCGTGGAAGGAGGCAGGACTAGTTGATTAAAGATGATTTACAAACAAAAGTTGTGGAGCAAGCCGCCCTTATAGCGGCGGCACTCAAAAAAGGTAAAGACGTTGAGGTACGGCGAACTGCAGCCGGAATCAGCATTGCCGAGGTTAGCAAGAAGGTTGTGTACCGATGATCGATGTCATGATTAACATTGACTGCAGAGATGGAATGAAAAGTATACCTGACAAGTCGATTGACATGGTTTGCACAGATCTTCCATACGGGATTACGAGAAATAAATGGGATACTCCGATTCCGTTTGATGACTTATGGGGGGGGCATTAACCGCATAATCAAAGACAATGGTGCAATTATCCTCTTTGCATCTGGTATGTTCACGGCAGACTTGATGAAAAGCAATTGCAAAATGTGGCACTATAATTTGATTTATGAAAAAGCAAATGCATCTGGATTTCTCAACGCGAACCGTATGCCACTTAGAGCACATGAAGATATTTGCGTGTTCTATAAGTGTTTGCCAACATACAATCCACAAATGAAAAACGGTATGCCTGTTAAACGGGTTAGAAAAACTCAGAAAGCAACATCAAAATGCTACGGAAACTATACGCCAACTAACTATGAAAGCACACAAAGATATCCAAGATCTGTGTGGAGATTTTCGAATGAAAACGGATATCATCAGACACAAAAGCCAGTTAAACTAATTGAAGAATTGATTAAGACCTATAGCAACCCAAACGACACAATACTTGATATCTGTGCTGGAAGCATGACAACTGCTATCGCAGCTGTGAATACTGGCCGTCATTACATTTGTTTTGAAAAAGATCCCGATATTTTTTCAAATGGCGTAAAAAGATTTAATGAATCAACCAATGGAGGATATGGACAATGAAATTAAAAAGACTAATCGCTACCCTTGCAGCCGCAGTGATGCTTTCTGGTGCAGCCATTGGCTGTACAGAAGCTGATCAGGTAAGTTCTAATATCTCTAAGCAGGCAGACAACTTCAACGTGACTAGGAAGCTTACTGTTCTGAACGCAAGAACCGACACAGTTCTTCTGGAGCTGACTGGAACATTTGCATTAAAGAACAATTCATCAAATGAACTCGAAGTCATTATTGAGACTGCCGAAGGCAAATATCAGAAAGATTATGTATATCTGAATGACTACACTATGTACGTTGTCGAGGATATCTCTGGCTCGGAGGTAGACAAGTACCATTATGAGATCAATTTCTTGCCAGAATGGGGATTTAAGGCAACTCATCACGAGTAAGCTTTACGTTTACATGGTAAACGCATGTAATACATTCAATTTTAAAGGATGATAACAAGGGTTTGGAAATGAATTTTGCCGTGCTAAAGTGCGGAAAACTTAGAAAACTGTCGCCAAACACTTAGGAAAGGAGAAAAATCTTTTATGACATACGAAGACGCCTTAAAAGCTTCAAAAAATGGTCTTAATGTAATGATATGGACAGGAGAGGAGTATCTGCGCCTAGAAGAAGCAAAAGAATTTCTGAATTGTTCTTCTCATGTAATTCGAAGTAGTGAAGAATACAAAGGATACAAAAAGTTTTGCGAAGCCATTCAAAGCGATAAATGGAGTACTTATACAGAAATAGATCTTAGATGGGAACTTAGAAATTATCGAAAACGTTTTGAACGCCTGAGTCGCATACAAGATGATTTTTTAAAAGAACTACTCGGCAGCAATTATACAGCCCGGTATTCTAGTGAGCAAATGATCGTTGCCGATGCATTCAACACTCTTTATAGCCTAAAACGCAACCAAAAAATACTTCTGTTTACAACTATTGTATTTTTAGCAACAACAATTATAGCCTTGATGGTTTGAAGGAGGACTTTATGGAAATTTTGACACCTACTTACACATATGAAGAACTTACGGGTACTACATGCTTACTGGAAAATATGCGTGATAATTGCATTAAAAAGGGCACCGATACTTACGATGATCCAGACAGGAAAAGAAAATACGAAGCACTGAATATTGCAATTGATGCCATCAAAAAACTGCCAGCAAAAAAGAAGGCTATGCTTTCACAGCCAATGGCTGGCAAAACTGATGAGGAAATTGTTGCAACAAGAGAAAAGGCTGTTGCAGCTTTAGAGGCGAAGGGCTATGAAATCGTAAACACTCTTTTTACAGACGAGTGGTACAGCAACGAGTCAATGAAGAAACGCGGTGTTGTACAGATTCCACTCTGTTTCTTGGCAAAGTCTCTGGAGAACATGAGCCTGTGCCATGCTGCATATTTCTGTAAAGGATGGGAAAATGCTCGTGGATGTCGTATCGAACATGATGCGGCAGTTGCGTATGGGCTAGATATCATCTACGAGGAGGATTAAGCACTATGGATTTCAGAGCTGCATTTTCCAATATGAAAAAAGGCATTCCAATGAAAAGAAAGAAATGGAATGAAGTCTGGTACTACGACAAATCAAAGAAAACCTTAATAGCGAAACACGATTCAGGAAAGCTTAAAGAACTTTTCAACATTCCTGACACTGCTGATATGACTTATATTTTTATGGGAATGCTTGCAGAAGACTGGGAAATTGCAAATAATTCTAGTGAATCGCAAACAGCTAACGGAAAACAATTATTCACATTTAGCAAAGCGCTAGATTTACTAAAGCAAGGTTATAAAGTCGCCCGAATGTGTTGGTATGGAAGCGGACGTTTTGTTTTATATCGCAAAGGTTTACCAGCTGGCCATCCTTGTGATATAGGCACAGTGGATGCCTATTTAGAAGTTGATAACGGAGAAGGGCTTCTTAATTGTGATCCATATCTTCAAATGCGTTATATTGACGGCTCGCTTGCGATGTATCTCCCAAGTGTGGAAGATCTTTTAGCAGAAGATTGGTATATTGAATAAAAATGATGGGAGGAAAATGAAGAATCTAAAATATTGCACTCCACAAAGCAACTTAGCCGATGGTATACAAAAGTTATCTGCTGAAAAAATTCAATTTCGATATTTTCCACCAGGAATAGAATCAGAGAAGTCGGACTATTACAAACTAGCATGTTTATATATGGGGCTTACAGAAATGTACGACAGAAGCTTGACTGATGAAAGAAGCCGCTTTGATAATACTGAGGCATTTGTTGGTAACCAACATATATATCATCTTAGCCAAGTATACAGTTGTTATGTTCGAAAGTCTATAATAAATACTTATTTTGTGATGTGGAGCGATGTCCGAGAAGAAATAAAGAAACATCGCTGTTACTCTGCTCAACAATGGGTAGATGAATATGAAAGAATATGGAATAAACACGGAGGAAATTAAATGGTTAGAGTAGGATCGGCAAGGATTGACGAGAACGGAAAATTGAAGGGTGGACAGCCAGGCGACCAGACAGGGCTTGAGGTGGCGATTGAACCATGGTATCTGCACGATAAGGGTTGGGTTATAATCCGCGCGAAGGATGCAAATATCCGTGAACGGATCGCAATCTGCATGGAAGCAGCGTGCACAAATAATAATATTGGCTATGATCAGTCTACGTCTTGGGATTTGTACGACAAGGCTAAGCAGTACGGATGGGATTGCAGCAAGGTTAACACCCCAGTGGAGACAGACTGTAGCAGCCTTGTACGTGTATGCGTGGCATATGCTTTGCAGCGCGACATTCCGTGGTTTTCTACTGCCAACGAAGTTGAGGTTTTGGATGCTACAGATGAATTTGAAATCATCCGTGAGCCAAAATGTACAGAGTCCTCAGCATATCAGATGCGTGGAGATATCCTGTGTACAACTGTACAGGGACATACTGTAGTAGTACTGGACGATGGCTCTAAAGTGGAGTGCGAGATTATCTCAACTGGTAACACTACACTCTGCGGCAATGGCATTGGAACAGCAGTTGCGCTCACACCTATGAACATCCGCACAGGAGCAGATACATCTGCAAAGAAGCTTGATACAATCAAGACTTCTGTAGCCGTAGAAGTCCTCGAAATCACCGCTTCTGGTTGGTATAAGATTGTATGGCCGGGAGAGGCTTGCGGATATGCCTTTACAAAGGCAGGAAGTGGCTATTACAGCTATTCTGCAAATGCTAACGCACAAGTTATAAACTTAGGTGATAAAGTCCAATTCACGGGCAATAAACAGTATATGTCGGCATGGGCTGATAAGCCAATCACTGCAGTCCCAGAGGTTGCAACTGTAACAAGTATTTGTGAGAGTGGCAAGCATCAGTATCACATCATAGGCGATAATGTCTATGGTTGGGTAAACAGAGAAGACATAGTAAGAAAGTGATACTCCCACGCGCGTTCTTGCGAACGGCCGGGGTTTTCTGCGCTGAATCATTATAATTAAAACGGCATAATCAAAATGGTGATTATGTAACAGCCAAAATGGAGGCTCTTCTTTAAATGTTAGGAAAGGAGGAGCCTCTTTTTGTTAGAATTAAGACAACATAAAGAACGCGTGGAGAACATACAGCGTCAGATCATCATGCAACCTACATACAGTCAACTCAACACCTTATGTGGCGGAGCAAGACTGATTTTGCTTGACGCTAATGAGTTTATACCAAATCGTGATTTTAAGAATCTTGATGCGTATAGAGGGTATGGCGACCATGTAAATAGCTATGTCCGATGGTACTGCAACCGCAACAGAAAAGTAGAAGGTGACGAGTGGGACAAACTGTATTGGCAAACCTATCTGAATGGTGCACGAGCAAGAATATTCAATGACTACTTGTTGTTTCTGGAGCACAAGCGCGAACCTCGAAAGATGTTCTACAAGCCAAAGATTAAGCAGTTCGAGAAGTTCCAACTTATAGAGTCTTATCAAGGTATGCTTGATGATAAGTACGACATTTTGTGTATATCCATGCCGCCTGGTACGGGCAAGGCACAGCCATTATATTCAAAGGTACTTACTCCGAACGGTTTTGTTCGGATGGGTGATTTAAAGGTTGGCGACAAAGTATTTGCTGCGAATGGCAATGAAACAACCATAACCGGAATCTTTCCCCAAGGTTTGCGTAAAATTTACGAAATAACGCTTGAAAATGGTTATAAATGTAGAGCATCTGATAATCATTTATGGTTATCAGTTTACGAAACTTCACTTGGAGTTTTTGAATGTCAAAAAGTTGTAGAGACTTCAAGAATGCTTTACAAACCAACTCGCTTTTACATACCTTGTATTTCTGACGAAAACTTCAACCATTTTGAATACTGCAGAATAAAATCAATTGAATATATCGGAGATGATGAGTGCCAGTGTATATATATTGATGATCCATCACATTTATATGTCACTGATGATTATATTGTTACGCATAACACAACCCTACTCAAGTTCTTTCATTCAGCTATAATCGGTTGGTTCCCAGACGATTACAGCCTGTTCTATTCGCACTCAGGCGATATCACAAGAATGTATTACGATGGTGTCTATCAAATGGTTGATGATGCACTTGAATACGCTTGGCACGATATCTTCCCAGACTTGAAAATTACATCTACAAATGCATTGATGCAACAATTCAATGTTGGAAAATATAAGCCATTTCCATCTTTGCAAACAACATCTGTAGGCGCGAAGAGTGCCGGAAAAGTTCGTGCAAGCAAATTTTTACTTACTGATGATATGATAGGTAGCCTAGAAGAAGCCTTGAACAAGAACTACCTTGACAAGATGTGGGGAGCTTATACTGTAGATGCATTGCAGCGAAAAACAGTTGATAGCAATAATAATCCTTGCAAAGAGATCATGCAAGCAACACGTTGGTCAACTCAAGATGTTATTGGAAGGCTGATAGATATATATGATGGAAACAACCGCGTAAGGGTTATTTCTATTCCTGCCACAGACCCGGAGACAGGCGACAGCAACTTTAACTATGCAATAGGTGGCTTTACAAAGGAGTTCTTTGCAAAGCAAGCGCTGTTGATGGATGATGTGTCATACAACTGCCTTTACATGCAACAGCCAGTCGAAAGAGAAGGACTGCTGTTTCCAGAAGAAAAAATCATGCGATACAAGGAACTTCCAACCTCGAAAATTGAACGTATCACTGCTCAAGCCGATACAAAATCAACAGGTACTGATTTCTTCGTTCTTCCAGTACTTATAAAGTACGAAGGAAAAGATTTGTATTACTGCGTAGATTGCGTATGCAGCAATTCTTCTGATTATGAAGCTCAGTATGAAAATTCCGCAAATCTCCTTGCTGACAACAAGGTTGAAGATTGCGAGTTTGAGGGCAATAGTGGCGGAGACCGTGTCTCTCTGGAAGTTGATAAACGTGTTCTTGAGAAAGGCTGGATTTGCAACATATCATCTCGAATGACCGAAACGAATAAGGAAGCAAGAATATATCAGTGTTCAAACTGGATATTGCAGCACGTTGTCTTTAAAGATAAAAAGCTTTATACGCCAAAAGAACCATATGGTGTAATGATGTCTCTTTTGGCTCAGTATTCCACCAGTGGAAAAAAGCAGCTTGATGATGTACCAGATACATTTGCAAACTTTGCATTACGCATACAGCGTAGAAAACCAAGACCAACAAGAATCATTAACAGCATCTATTAAGATTGGAGACATGTATGGATACAAAACACTATCTTTCACAAATTAGCGTACTTGATCTTAAAATATCAAACAAGATTTATGAAAAAACACAGTTAAAGAATATGCTTTGCTCAGTTCCGAGCTGTGTAAAAGATGTCAATGTGCAAACTGGACATGTCACAGACAAGACTGCATCTACGATTTGTAAGCTGATAGATATGGAACGCGAGATTGATTCAATGATTGATTCTTTTGTGGACTTAAAATCTAAAATCATTGTTCAAATGGAGCAGCTTGAGTTCAAGCATTATAATATACTGTTTAAACGTTACGTTGCACAGCAACAATGGTGCGAAATAGTAGATGAGTTACATTTTACACAACGACATGTCTTTAAGCTCCACAAAGAAGCATTAAACGAATTTGAGAAAAAGTTTGGGAGTGAATACCTGAGCCAATAAAAAATAGCAGGGGAAGCAAATTCTCCTGCTATTGATGTTTTAGCAATTTTGATTTTCCTGAAATTCCTTTAAATCGCTTTTTAACTTGTCCATAATTTTGTCTGTATAGTTGTTATCCTGGCGTTCTGTAAAATTTTGGAATACTTGAGTACCTTTAGCAACTGCCTGCGATGATTGTTTTGCTTTCGATGATACATCTCCTTGTATAAGCTTTCGCAAATACAAAAATCGACTACGAATCGGCTTTTGCTCATTTCTTCGCTTAATTTCAGCAGCTTTCTGTGCTATATACTGGTAGTAAGCCTTTTCCAGATCTTCCTTTTGGCAACTTGGCAGCTTATGAACTGGTACTGTTACGAGTAGCGTCTGTATCTCTTCTAGCTGTGCCTGTGATAGTTTCCATTCATCCAATGCACTTTCCCAGAGCGGACGATCTAGTGTATCTTCCTTCGGCACTGGCGCTTCTGGAACTTGCACTTCCAATATAGGTAATGTTTCGACTTCAAATCTTATACCAACTACCGTTCGCCCTTTCTTAATGGGTTCATATGTGTACCGACATTCAGTTTTTTCATCCATTTCTTTCTGAACACGTTTCAATATCTTTTGATTAAAAAACTTGTATTCTTTATACAGTTCCTCTTTATCACAATCAAGTATTTGCCTTAATTCATCAAGCTGCACTTCCCAATTTTTTCGAAAACGGTTTTGCTCAAGATACGTAAACATGATATACGTATAACGGCTTGTGAGTAATGTTATGCAGCGCAGCTTATACCGAAGATATCCGAGGTTTTCAATATTAAAAAAATACTTCATTGCTTTTTGAGAACACTCTAGCTTTACTTGCCACAGCCCGTAATCATCTTGTTCTGCCGTTGCTTCTTCAAATAACGTCACCAATCTAAAACCTTGTTTTTCACTATCATCTTGCACTTCTATTACATTTCCCATAAGATGCTTTAATCTTGCCTTGAGGTCTTGATTGTTGATTTTTTTTACTCCTAGAATCTTTTCAAGTTCGCCTTTCTCGAAAACAACCGTTCTCCTGTCTGGCTTGTGACTGTCTATTCGTGATAAATAAGTGTCAAGTATCTTAAACTCTGCAAGCGATAGCTCGGAACGCCACAAGGAAAACAGTGGTAAACTTTTTTGAACAGTAAGTTTGTCTCCATTTCCTAAACTGGTTATTGGCCCAATCTTTTTTCTAGCCATGTGTAAAACCTCTCTTTCTCTACTTTTATGTTTATTATAGCACCATAAGTTACCATTGTAAATATAAAATTGTTACCTTTTTTATATTTTATGGAATTTCTTGGTTACTAATGCGGAATTTCTTGGTTACTAATGCGGAATTTCTTGGTTACCTATGCATATCAAAAAGCTAGTATTTATGCGGCTTTCAAAGCTCCCGTAATCAAGAGAGTAATCAAGAGAGTAATCAAGAGAGTAATCAAGCTATCAATCAAGGAAAGCATTGGTAGACAGATAAAAAACAATTCAATATTAACTATGACATTTTAATTGGAATTTCGTGGTTACCTATGACACTAAAACCTATCATTTAATATCACTAAATGACACAAGATATCATCTTGAATACATGCTATTACTATGATACTCTCAACACTAGAAAAGTACGAAATAAAGTTAATTGCGCCTTACATATGTATGGCGCTTTTTTATTACTCAAAAAGGAGATAACTATGTTAACGATTAGAAGCAAGAGTATATCACTGTCAGGAGACAGCACAGTAAATGATCAATTGATTTTTGCGTTTCAGGCAAAAATCAATTCAAACAATCCTAAAGAGGTACAGTTTAGCAACTGGATAAACAACCATGAGTTATACAAGCAGAACCGGAAGGAATGCAATTCCGATTACGAGTCTTTCCAGGACGAAGTATACAAATTGCAAGACTCGATGCTGCCGTCGGCTGAAACGCTATGAGTAGCCAGATAATTACATGCCCCAATTGTGGAAGGATTATTTTCCACTATGACAAGAAAGCGACAAACGCTTTCGAAGTGCAATGTAGGAAATGTGAGCAAATGACTTGTATTCTTACACAGGACGGTATTGTGCAGTCAGTTAAGCCTATAAAAAAGATACAAGCCAAAAGTAGCAGCGGCAAAAGATTCTATTAAGAAAGGAGGGCGAACAGGATGTGGATGCTAAAGGGACGTCAGAAGATATATACGGACGCAAAAGAAATCACTGCCGACAACATAATCAAAGAATTGTCAAAAGCATATGAGAAACATAAATTTAATCGGTTAGAGATGCAATATCTTATAGATTTTGAAGCCGGCGATCAACCACTGGACAGACCCAAAATTGTTCGCCCTGAGATCAATATTAAAGTAACTGATAATGCCGCAAACTACATCACTGATTTCAAAATGGCGTATTTTTGGGGAACACCAGCAATGCTGATACAGCGATCCGATAAAGACGCACACAAAACACCAGCAGACTCAGACGACGAAGGAATATCTGCACTTAACGAAATGCTTACAAATGCTTGCGACATTGGTTACAAGAATCAGGAGCTTGGCAATTTTGTCGAAAAAGTAGGTGTAGGCTATCGACTTGTTGACATCAAAACAGAATTTGAAGAAGATGACGAAGCCCTTGTGGATATATATACGCTAGACCCAAGATATGCCTTCTGTGTATATAGCAATGATGCCAAACAAAAGAAGCTAATGGGAGTGACATATAGAACGGACAATGGCGAACAATATTTTACGTGTTTTACTCCTAAGATGCGCTTTGAAGTCTCAAAAGGCAAAATTGTTAAAAAATCATTAAATCCACTCAAAAAAATAGCGATAGTCGAATACGAGAGATCCGTTGACAGAACGGGCTGCTTTGAGAGACAAATATCAGATTGTATCGAACTTAACACGCTAGTCTCTGATTTTGCAAACCTTACAGCGCAGCAAACTCAGGAGATATGGTGGGGCAATGATGTTGATTTCCCAGTTGACCCCAAAACTAAGAAGCCTATAGAAGTGAAGTCGGGACAATGGGTACTTACTAGCACAACACCAGATGGAAAGACACCGCAAATCAAGGCACTATCTAATGCATTTGATACAAACGCAACATTAACAGCGATAGATACACGCTGGCGAAGAATTTTACAAAAATGCAAAGTGCCTACACAACAAGATTCAGAAGGCGGTGGTTCCACGGGAACAGCAATGGATATGTCTAGTGGATGGAGTGCAGCTGAGATTGACGCTGTGCGTGAGGAACAAATCATAAGCAAGGCTCAAAGAGAGGAGCTTAAGCTTATCATAAAAGTACTCCAATTAACTCCATCAAATGTGCTTAAAGATGATGACCCAATCAAAAGAGTACATGTTGGAGATATCAATTTCCACTTCTCAAGAAGAAAGAACTATGACATGTCTGTTAAAGCAAATGCTTTATCAACCCTTATTAAGACTGGTGTACATGGTAGACATGCGCTTAAATTTATTGACGGTTTTGAAGACACCGAGGCTACATGGAACGACAGCAAGGAAATGATAGAAGCAGTGCAAAGGGCTGCTGCATCAAGCGGAACCACAGCAACGGAAGACAGTAAACCAACTGATAGGCAAATAGACCAGTTGGAAACAAGCCCTATAACTGGGAAAGTATAAGGTGATGATATGGCACAGATATTTGGATTTGACGAAATCGAAAAGATACGGTCCATGCCATACAATAGATTTTTTGGTGAAATGGGAATCACAAAAAAGCAAAAACAAGAACGCGTTGAATTTTCAAATAAAATTGAAGATGATATGCGTTTTTTAATTTTACTCATCTTGATCATGAAAGAGACAGGTAGAGTTGATGCCAAGAAAGCAGCAGAACAATTTGAAGCAAAATTGTTGAAATGGATTGCGCGATATATTGATCTTGACAGCGAGACAAAGGTTTATATATCAGATTTTTGTTTATCTACAGCACAGGTAACTGCGGATCATGTCAACGAAAAATATTATGTCTCAGAAGACCGAATACGTCTGGTCAGTGAAAACACAGCCCTCGATTTTTTAAACCATAAAGACTTCAAAGAGGCGACCAGAAATAAAACATACAAAACATGGAACACAATTATAGATGGAAAAGAACGCGAAACACATCACAAGGAAGATCAAACAACAATACCGATAAACGACTACTTTTTAGTAGGCAAAGCACTTATGCGGTATCCGCACGATATGGCAGTTGCTTTTACTAACCCGGAGGAAGTAATCAATTGTCGCTGCTGGGTGGCGTACTCTTAATTTATGCAAAGAATAGGCTCTTTAAACGAAGGTTTGAAGGGCTTTTTGTTTGCACAAAATTAGGGCAAACAAGTCGGAGACGGACTTTAAGGAGCAAAACAGCTCAGAGAAGAGCTTAATAATCGCACAAATCAAAGCGGAGAGAACCGCACAAACGCAGAAAGGAATGAATTTATGAAGACGCAGCCGATTTTCAAAACATTTGAACGCAATGCCACCAAGAGAAAATTAAACCTGCAGCTTTTTGCAGAGCCGACACCGGAGGTTGAAACTCATGAAGAGCCAAAGGGATCAGGTGATGATCACGAACCGGAAACTGATGCTGATGTATTAAGAGTGCAGCTTGCACAGGCAAACGCACAGATCGCGAAGCTCACAAACAAAGCTGATGCATTGGCATCAGAGAATGCAGCCAAGACAAAGCAGCTCAGAGAAAAGATGACTGCTCAAGAGAAGGAAGCGGAAGCAAAGAAAGAAGCAGAAGCCGAGAGAGACAAGCAGTTCAAGGCAATGCAGCGCGAGCTGACGATTATGAAATCTACCAATACATACATGGACACTTTGGAAATGTCCAAGGAAGTAGCACAACAGTACGCCGAGGCAAGAGCTGACGGAGATGGAGATAAGGAAAACGAAATCTTGAGGCAGCACATGAAAACGCTCAAATCAAAGATGATGCAGGAGTTTTTGGCAGAGCGCGGCGAAGTCAATGCCGGCCACGGAGACAGTCACGAGAGCAAGGCTGTTGAACTTATGAAGTCACTACCGACGTATTCAACAGAGGTCGATGAAAGTGTTTTGAAGCAATACATGTAAAGAAAGGAAGTAAGAAATGGCAAGAGGAGACATGAGATATGCAACAACCGAGATACGTCCATCCGGTGCAGAGATCTTAAACAGAGAGGTGTTCGAAGGAGTGCCAATGACTATTGATTTTACAGATGTCAGCACTACTGATAGTGATACCGGAGAGAAGGTTGTAAAAGCAGGAAGCGTAATTAGCGGAACAGGAACAGTGGTTGCAGCAACACCATGGACAGGCGGAGCTGGAATCTTACTTTTTGATGTGTATGAGCATCGACCACAGGGAACGATTCTCAAAAAGGCATACATTAACAAATCAAGAGCAGAACAGAATGCAGGAATCACTTATGATGCAGACTTAACTAAGATCCTGCCTATGATCGTGGTTGAGTAAAAAGGAGGAGCAATGGCAGTTTTAATAACAGATATTTATGATTCACAGGCAGTTGCCGCAAGACGCACACAAGATCCGAGTAATGCCATGGGCTTTGTCGGAAAGGCTTTTTTCCCAAACAGAAAGAAGCTGGGCTTGTCGTTAAAATGGATTAAGACACACAAAGGCTTAAATGCCATTTTAAAGCCAAGCAATTTTGATGCAATTCCGATGATCAGAGTCCGTGAGGGATTCAAGCAGGAGTCTACAGAGATGATCTTTTTCCGTGAGAGCATGACTGTACGAGAGGAAGATTTAATGCGACTCATGGAGATAGAAGACGCTAATAGCCCATTCATTGGAGACATTATATCATCAATTTACAATGATGCTGCAAGGCTTATTGACGGTGCAGAAATCGCTGCCGAAGTAATGCGAATGGCACTACTTGCGCCAAAGGACGGAAAGCCATCTATTGCAATAGGAACCGGGGAACCAGAGAGTGACAATATGGTTTATGGCTACGATTACGATAGCGATGGAACATATAAGCAAAAGCATTATTTGAAAATCAAAGGCACTGATACTTGGGATCATCCTGGCACAGCGAAGCCATTAAAAGACGTTCAGCAGGGTACTAAATATTTAAAGTCAATCGGAGTACTTCCTCGCTATGCGATGATGAACAGCACTACATTTGACTATCTCGTTGAAAACGAGCAGATCAAGAACGCTTTAATTACTTCTTCTGGCAAGACGGTTGATTTTACCGATGAAGCAACCGTTAAGGAGATCTTTACGCGAAAGACAGGCCTGACACCTATTATTTATGACAAGATGTACATTGACTACAAGGGAAAGACTCAAAAGTTCTATCCGGATGACAAAGTAACCATAATCGGTGCAGGAACACTGGGATCAACATATTATGGTGTGACACCAGAAGAGCGTACATTGATGTCGAATAAAAATGTGGATGTTGCCATGCTTGACAACCGCATTGCAATTGCAACAAAAACTGAGCAGGGACCACCTATTAAGACTACAACTAGCGTATCACAGATTGTGCTTCCATCATATGAGGGCATCGACAGCACATTTGTACTTGACGTCAAGTAATGAAATTTGATCACATGATCAAGTTTGGAGGAATCTACTATGCAGCTGGCGAAGACGTCCCAATGGAAGAAAAAAACGATGCCCCAGAGACTGATGTCCCAATGGAAGAAAAAATTGAAATGCCAGAGTTGCAAGTTGATGATGAGCCAAAGCGAAGAGGTAAGAAACCAAAAGCTGTTTGATGGAGGTGAGAAAGTATGAGTTATACGGACAACCTTGCAGACGAGCTTTTTTTTGATTTGCAAGTTGAGCTTTCAAATGATGAAGAAGGCGGCAGCTTTTCAGAATCGCTACTCAAGCAAAAAATCAAAAGCGCAATTAGAGAGGTTCGAGACAAAAGAAGATATCCATTTGGATACACTGATGGAATGATTGCACAAGATTTAGATAGGTACTATAGCCAGATTCGCAATTTGGCTTTGTACGATTATAACTCGATTGGCTTTGAGGGCGAGAGCCAGCACAGTGAGGATTCCATTCAGCGAACAATGGTAGACAGAAAAACGTTGTTCGCTGGAATAATACCGTTAGCAACAGTCTAAGGTCTAAGAAGGATGTTCGCCAGTGTGTTTGCAATGCTTGTGAATACGCTGGCAGGGTGCATATTAAAGCGGCGGTGGGCAATATGCAAAAATATAAGCAGGAGATATAAAGATGCAAGAATTTTTATTACAAACATACACAATCATCCTTCCGATTGCTTTAGGATACATTGTTTGGCTTCTGCAGCAACAGAAGAAAGACAAGAACGCGAATGAGAGAGGAACCATGCTGTTATTGCGTGTGCAACTGATCGAGTATCACACAAAATACATGCGGCTAGGGGAGATACCATCCTATGCTTATCAGAACTTCGAGGAAATGTATGAAGCCTATCATGATTTGGGCGGAAACGGTATGGTTAAAAAGATGTATGAAGAGATCAAAGAGTTACACATCAAGAGTGGAGGAGGTAAATAAAATGGATATATCGAGCATGACTACCGTGATTGCGATTGTAGTTATTTGCTATTTAATTGGGCTTGCAGCCAAGACAATTCCAGCAGTCAAGGATAATTACATTCCGGTCATTGTGGGTGCTTTTGGCGGCATTCTGGGAGTCTTAGGAATGTATGTCATACCAGACTTCCCGGCGCAGGATATTCTGAATGCTATTGCTGTCGGCATTGTATCAGGTTTGTCTAGTACCGGCATCAATCAGGTATACAAGCAGCTGAAAGATGGCGCGGACAAGTAGAAGAAATCGCCAGCAGATGTGGTATTCATACCAAGTCGGGAAAGCACCTGGATATCTGAGAGATGAAAACGGTGACATTCAGTATGAGAGCTATATTGGAGCTGATGGGGAAGTATATTTTTATACCGATGACGAAGGTAAAAAAATCCCAAAAGAAAGCGGTGAAATGGAAGTGCTTTATAGCAATCCTGTGAAGTTTTGGGGAACAATCACATCACAGCTAAAAAACGCTATCATGCGAGCATGGGGAAGCGACAGCACAAACAATTATGCTACGCTCATCTTAGCTAAACATGCAAAAGACTCTGGCGGAAACGAACTTAACTTGCCGTTTGGAGCAAGAATTTGGCTGCATTCAGAAATTAAAACGAAACCAAACGGATCACCAGATGAAAATTCTGCTGACTATCAAGTGAGTGGAATCATGAATGAAGCACTGAATGAAACGTCTTACTATCTGCAGGTGTTGCAGCAAAGCGTGGAAAAAAACTAATGGCAAAGGCTTTGGAAATAAAGGTGAGCGGAGTAGATGAAGCCATAAGGATGTTGGAACGTTACCAGAAAACGTTCCAAACGCGAGTAGAGCTTTTCATGAAGAAGCTTACTGATTACGGAGTTGAAAAAGCAACAGAAGAAGTCTTGACGATGGATGCAGTATTTACTGGTGAACTTGTAAATAGCATTCACTCAACCGAGATAGAGAGCAACGCAGAGCGAGTTATCTTTGCAGTAGAAGCTGATTCAGAACATGCTATCTTTGTAGAAATGGGAACAGGAATCATAGGTGCTACTACTCCGTATCCGGGCAAGCTTCCAGCCGTTTACGCGCAAGGGAAAACAATCAGAAAAACGGCAGATGGTAGATATGGCTGGTATTATCTGGGCGGAGATGGAAAGTGGTACTTCACAGAAGGTATGCCATCAAGACCATTCATGTATCATGCTTCAACACAAATGAGACATGATATTGAAAGAATTGCAAGGGAGGTGTTTGGATAATGGCTCAAAATCAATGGGTCATCGACCTCGAGAGCAAGGTATTATCCCTGGTGAAAGGCAAGACATACAACAAGCTAAAGAAAAGATATCCACAAATAATGTACACCACCTCAAATATAAGCAATGATTCGCAGCGTAATTTTCCCTGCGTGTACGTCCATGAGTTGGGTGGAAGCGAAGCAAACTCCGATCTGGAACGCACAAGAATCAACACTATAGTGGCAGGATTCCAAATTGAAGTGTATAGCAACACATCACAGCTAGACTGTAGAACTATAATGGCAGAAATTATGGACTGTCTAAAAAAGCTTATGTTCGATGTAAAGATGTCACCATACGCAGACAATCAATCACCAATATATCGTTATGTAGCACGTTTTGAAAGAACATTTGATTGGAATGATATTTTTTAAGCTCCATCGGCAAGATGGGGCTTTTTTAGTAGGAGGAATACAAAATGGCAACAGGCTTAAAAAGTAGGATTATTTACAGAGAGAAAACAAAGGAAGATAGCGCAGCCGATTACTGGGCAGGTGAATATAAGCTCTTGATCAGAGCAAAATCAATTCCATCACCTTTCGGCACTGTCAACATGGTTGATACATCAACCTTGGAAGACTTGATAGAGACTCAGGAACAGGGAAGAAGAACAGCTGCATCAATGGAAGTACCAGGTGCATTTGAAAAAAAATATAAGGATGAACTAGTTAAAAACGAGGGAAAACAATTAGATATCTGCATCCTTTATGGCACAGATGGAAAAGGTTCAGAAGGAATTGTGGCATTCGTAGGAACAGAGTCTTTTGCACCGGATGAAGCAACGGAAGATCACCTTACAGGAACTGCAACAATTGCCACTGTAACCGTTCCAAGATGGATTGAGGATAATTATAGCGTATCTGTAACAGAGGATGAGAATGGTTATCCAACATCAATTACAGTGGCAAAGAAAGAAATGTAATAGTTATATTCGGGAAGCTTATGCTTCCCGTTTTTTGTTTAAAGGAGAATGAATCATGAAATTTATGAATTACGAAATCAAGTTTGGAATCGAAGCAACTACAAAGAGCGGAATTTTAAAGAAAATTAAAGAAGTTCAGCAGTCCAGCGATGATGAAGTTCAGCAGTCCGACGGTGATTTTGTTGATGATATCGAAATGATGCTTAATATGGTTCCGGAGTTTTTGCTTGTGGGACTGCAAAAAAGACATAAGGATGAGTTTGGATACGATTATAACACAAATAAAGGCAAGGAAGAAGCAACAGCAAAGGTATGCGAATTGATTGATGAGTATACCGATCAGGAAGATTCAAGCATCAAAGAGCTGTTTGAAGAGCTGCTAAAAGAGGTAATGCAGAATGGTTTTTTCAAGAAGGAAGTTCTGCAGATGAAAGCAGAGAAAGAAGCGAAAGAGCAAAAAACAGAGTAATAGATCCAATTGATTATTACGATGAAAAGCTGCTTCCGTATTTTCTATGCGTTACGCAACAATACGGCTTTACCGCCGAAAAAATAGGCGATATGTGTCCGTGCGAGTTAAAACCATATGAACTTGCTTACAAGCTGCATCAACAGCAAGTTGATATACAAAACCACATGCTTGGCAGGTATGTAAGAATGTCTATCTTATCAACCCTGGGTAACAGCCAGTGGTTCAAAGGTAAGCATACACCGCCGTTTGAATATCCAGATATGCCTTTCTTGCAACAGGAGGCAAAGAAAAGTGAAAACGGTAATGTGGAATCTAACGAAGAAATCGCAGTGTACGAAATGAGACAAAGAATCAGGCAACTTGAAAAGCAAGGATTGCCAGAGAGTCCAATCTAGGGAGGAGGGATAAAATGAGCGAGGTAAATATTGATTCAATACGGATTGAGGCCAAAACAAATATCAAAGAGGCTATATTCGATATTGAAGCATTGAAACAATCCCTAACTGGATTGGGTGACAACAAAAGCGGAATTGATCATTATTCAACGTCTGTAAACGGGTTAACGCAAAGACTAACGAAGCTGACAGGGATAACCAACAAGGCAGGAATTGCAGCAGTTGAAAAAAGTGTAAGAGAACTGGCGGAAGCATCTATTAAGCTTAACAATTTACAGCTTAACGAAAAGAAGGGTTCGATTTTCTCTGAGGATACATGGAAAAAAGCCATGGAGAACGTGGAAAGTGCGATGGAAAATGTAAAAAATACCATCGCACAGAACGTTAAGGAAATCAGACAGCTAGACGGTGTTGAAAAGGCCTTTGATAACTATATCAAAAAAGCTCAAAACATAAAAATTCCGATTGGCGTAAAGAACGATTTAAGTACAGATAGAGAATTTGCAAATCTGCGAAGTGTACTTGGAAAGAATTTTTCCACAACAAATAGTGGTACAGATTTTGTAGCGTTCATAGACGATATGAACAAATCAATAAATACCACATTTGATACTACAAAAAATGCAACAGATCTGTTCAAGGATGTAGTGGAGCGTTTAAGGGATATACGTAAGGAAGCTGTGATGACATCACAGGATGTTATCAAAAATGGCTTAATTCCAGTGCAGGAAATTGAATCCGAACTATCAAAGTTTGCCGCAAAAGACATTCCCAACCTTAGTGAGAAGTACGGAATAACTGAAAACGATGTTTACGGTGGCAAAAAGCTATCAGAAAATAGCGAAACAGAAAGCGTAAAAGAAGTTGCAAGTGCAATTGGGCAGAAGACTAGGGCATTTGAAAAAGAGCAACAGACTGTAACCGATGTTGTAAACAGTGAAATGAAAGACCTTATCAATTTAAGGTCAACCATCGAATCTGTTACAAATGCTATAGGAGATGGAAAAGGCCTGGCAGGAGCATTTAAAGGACTTAAAGAACTTGGCTTGGGCGAACTGGCTTCTTTGAAAAACATTGACTTTTCTGGAATTGCAAAGCTGAACAGAGAAAATTTAAAATCAATAATCGGAAAAGAACATACTGGACTATCAGATGCAGAAAAGACCATCATTCAAAATGCAGCGAATAAAGCCGTTGCGCCAGAGAGCGTGCCGTGGTTAGAAGACTATAAAAATTTGATACAGCAAGCAAGGGAAGAAAGTCAAAAGTTTTTAGGCGAATTTTACGTTCCCGAGAGTGTTGAAGAGCTTCAAACTGAATTTGTGGGAATCTCAAAAGAGATAGTGCACTTAAAGGAAAATATGCAAGAAGCATTGAGAACTCTTGATACTGACGGTGTATCACAGATGGTTGATGACTTGTCGCAAGCGATAGCTTATGCGAATAATTTATCAACTATTGCAGCTCAAAAAGGTATAACACTTAGACAGCCAAAAAGTGAATGGCAAGAGTATCCACCAAGCAGTTTTCCAGAAGAACTTCGCGGCAACGGCTTATCAAACGCAATGAGCCAAACTGCGAGGGAAACAAGCAACGCTTCAAACCAGTTAAGACAATACAATGAAGATGTATCAAAAGTAATCAGAACAGAACAGACATTTAAAGATGCCTTGGCTGCTGCTGCGCAAGAACCACCAATATTTAGAGACATGCCAGAGTATATCAACAGATTGAACCGAAACATGCAAAAATTGCCACTTAGCCTATCCCAGTTAAAATCAGATATAAGTGATTTGGCAGGCATTATGGGTGGATTTGTGGGAAAAGCGATATCTGTTGCAGGTGCAATTGGCAAAATAGGATCTTTTGCGGCGAAAGTAAACAAGCAGATATTGTCGTTCACAAAAAACTTTGCAAAATTGTCATGGGAGTTTTTGAATTTTGGTTCAAGCAAAAACGCATTATCTGGGTTAAAGAGTCCGTTCAGCCAGTCCTCAGCTAGCCTTGGGGATTTTAACAAAAAATTAAAGCACGGAATTACAACTGTGTTGCGCTACGGTTTTGGAATCAGATCTTTGTATGTGCTGTTTAACAAGCTACGTACAGGAATCAAGGATGGAATTAACAATCTTGTTATGTTTAGCGACAGGGCGAATAAGAGTTTGTCGCTATTGACATCTGACATGTCGTATGTTGGAAATAGCGTGGCTGCGGCATTTGAACCGATACTGAATATTGTTGCACCAGTTATTGACCAAATTGTTGATTATGCAGTTGCAGGAATCAATGCTGTAGGTGCTTTCATAGCATCAATAACAGGGCAAACATCATACACGGTAGCTGTAAAAAACATCAAAGACTATCGCGACAGTTTAAATGGCACAGCATCTGCAGGCGATGCAGCAAGTGACGCAACTGATAAGTTAAAAGACAAGACCGATGAGCTAAAGCGTGAGTTAATGGGATTTGATGAAATCGAAAAATTTTCGGAAGATCTCGATAACGCAGCTAACAGCGGTTCAGGAAGTGGAAGTGGTTCTGGAAACGGCTCAGGAACGGAAGATCCTATACTTTTTACAAAAAAGGATATACCAGGAGCAGTATCGAACTTTGCGGACCTTGTAAAGGACGCTTGGGCGAAATCCGATTTTACTGACATCGGTAAAATCGTCGGAACAAAACTCCGTGATGCACTTGATTCCATTGACTGGGAGCCAATCAAGGAGCAGGCAAACAAAATTGCCAAAGTCACAGGAACGTTCATAAACGGTTTCTTTGAGACGGAAGGCCTTGATAAGAGCGTCGGAAGAACACTTGGAGAAGCAGTCAACACAGCTGTAGGTGCAATCAATACCTTTATTGACACAACTCACTGGGCATCACTTGGTGAATTTATGTCAGGTGGACTTAGAAGTGCAATAGCTACTATTGATTGGGACGGTCTTGGAAAGACCATAAATGCCAAATACAAGGCTTTGTGGAGCTTCCTTGATGGATTTGTAGTAGATATGTCTAAAATCAATTTTAGCGGCACTACAGGGTGGCAGGAAGCAGGTAATGCACTTGCAAGTACAATCAATAGCATTTTTGCAGATAGAGACTACACAAAAACTGGACAAACTATTGCAACTGGAATCAACGGAATCACATCTGCGCTAACAACAGGAATAGAAGGAATTGATTTTAATTCGATATCCAGAAATTTTTCAAACGGAATCAACAGCGTATTTTACAAGGTAGATTGGCAAGCAATCGGCACAATGCTATCCGATGGAATAAATACAGCAACTTCATCATTGCTGACTTTCTCGGTAACGGTTGATTGGAAAAGAATAGGCTCAGAACTGGCAAATTCCGCAAATACTTTTTTGGCTAAGACTGATTTTAGCCAAGCAGGAAAAGCGCTAGGTCAGGCATTTAAAGGTGCACTATCCGCAATTAACGAGTTTGCAGCAACATTTAATTGGCGATCTCTTGGAGTTGATATAAACAACTTCATTAAGGGCATCAACTGGGGCGAAATCTTAAAAACAAGTGCAAATATAGTTGTCAACACGTTTTTTGGATTATTTGAGGCAGCATGGGGGCTTATATTTGGGGGAAATGACACAAAGTATACCGCTATAGCTGATAACCTTAACAAAGCTATTTCGAAGCTGAATGTTGAGTGGCCAAAGTTTAAACAAGATGAGCTTAGTAATTTTGATTCGGCGATGGATTCACTGGACAAATTTTGGGAAATCAATGAAAAATTTAAAAAAAATGGAAGTTTATCAGCGCAGGATGAGTCCTTGTTCAAATTTTATTACGAACAAATTTCAAGGTACGCACCAGATATTGCTAAGGAAATTGGAAGCATACAGACAGCTTACCAAGGAACAAAAGATACACTTGAAAAACTTATTGAAACGCAGAAAAACGCAGCTATTCAAAAGGGATTTTCAAGTGCGTTAGAGGATGCTTCTAAGATTTACGGCGATGCCGTAGTTGCTCTTGAGCAATTAAAAACCAAATTTATAGATGATTCTGTCTCATGGAAAGCTGATATATTAAATGGACTCTTATCAAGAGTGGATGTATACGGTGGAACAATCGAGACCTGGGAAAAAACTTTTGATAAGTTTTTACAAAAAGTGAGAGATGGTTCCATTGACTTTCAGAATCTTACAGAAGACGAGGAAGCACTCTGGCAAGTCATGCGAGAAATGAATCCTCAATTCGGAACAATGGAAGAAAGCATGGAATCACTAAATGGAACTGTCGAGACATCTGGAAAGACTGTAGATAAATTGCAAGTGGCCATGGGACGCTATAGAGATAATACTTCATCTGCAACAACCAATACAAAAAACTTAATTCAAAAGCTTAAAGGGATTAAGTTGACCGGAGTTTGGAAATCACTTGCAGATGAGCTGAGAGATACACTGGATAGCGTAACTGAATCTTTAAAATCTGATAAATTTGCACTAGGAATCAGCAATACCTTAACTGACATGTTTGATAAGGAATTCAAAGTAAATTTAAAGGCAGGATCACTTGATACCAGTGAGCTTACCCAAAAAGACAAGACAATCCAAGGTGCATCAGCAAATGTTGTGAGTGCTAAAAATGCACTTCCAGACTATGCAAAAAAACTTGATTTGGTAGCAAATTTGACAAGCAAACAAGATTCAATTGCCGATAGAGTGATCAGCGGATTGACAGGCTGGATGATTGATTTCCAAAATAGAGTTCCAGAGAACAATCGTTGGTTTAGTGGACTAACAGGTTGGATGACAGACTTCCAGAACAGAGTTCCGGAGAACAACCGTTGGTTTAGCGGTTTAACAGGTTGGGTAACGTCATTGGGAGACTCAATTCCAATATCCGGAAAATGGTTCAGTGGAATTTTAGGATATGTTAATCAGGTTCAGAAACAATCTGGAGTATCGCTAATTCTTTCAGGGATAACAGGTTTTATTTCAAGCATAGTTTCAGGTACTAAAAAATCTACAGGCGGAGCCTTTTACGGTGGAAGATGGCATGATATACCACAGTTTAGCAGTGGAGGAGTTATTACAAAAGACTTCATGTCAAGCTTTAGCACCATTCCGCGATATGCAGGTGGTACTGTAAATGCAGGTTCGATGTTTATTGCAGGAGAGGCTGGACCAGAACTTGTGGGACATGTAGGTGGCAGGACAGAGGTCTTAAACCAGTCACAACTTGCAAGTGTAATGCAGAGTGCCGTAGCGAGTGGAATGGAAGCAGTTATGGCACGTTACGGTGGAAATGGTGGAGGAAATGGAAATGTGACAGTTAATGTTGTTCTCCAGGGCGATGCAAAGAAGATCTTTGAGGTTGTCAAAAAGGAAAACAACAGCAGAGTCATACAGACAGGTAAGGCACAACTTTTAACGTAAAGGAGGGAAACGATGTAATGGATGGCCCAGTAAAAACCGTAATCATAAGTGGATTGAAGCTGAAAGTTAAAGATCTGACGGTAACAGATAACATCATCTGGAGCCGCAATACGGGGCGAGTTGCGTCTGGTGATATGGAAGGTGACATCAAAGCAAAGAAAATTAAGTTAAATCTTACGCTGGCGCCTTTGGATGATGAAGAAGCAGCAGCTTTTGCTGCTGCAATAGAACCACCATTTTTTCCGATCGCTTTCCGAAATCCGAAGTCTGGGAAAACAGAAACGCGCAAATTTTATGTTGGAACGCCAACATATCCAGTCTATTCGTATGCTGATGGACTGCCTAGATATGTTGGTGTTGCTGCAAATTTTATTGAGAAATGAGGTGTCAAAATGAAGATGTCAAATAGAGCACTAGTAAAAACAATCAATGGACTTTTATCGTTTAAAAACAATGGTGTAAGGAAACCAATTAAGGCAATTTATGCAATCAACCACAATATTGAAATGTTGGATAAAGCTGCGATTCCTTTTCAAGAATCAAGAAATGAATTGATTGAAAAGTACTGCGATAAAAAGAAAAATGGCGACATTGTGCCCAAAAAGGGAATGGAGCAAAACCTAGAATCAGAGTTAGGTGAATTACTGGATGGAATTGAAGTTGACGTAGATGTTTACAAAATTCCAATTAGCTTGATTGAAAACATAGAAGCATCAGAGCTTGAATTTGAAGCAATTAGCATGATGCTTGAGGAAAGTGAGGCGAAAAAAGCATGACATATGATTATATGGTGAAACAAGATGGACAGTTTTATAAACCAGGTCAAGATGTGCCAGATATGGGTACATTAGTGTGTACGTCTGTGCAAGGGAATGTGCGTAGTTATGAGGGGCTTGCAAAAGATGTAGGCAAGCTGCCTACGTATGTTGCGACAGGCAGTTCTTTCCTGGCAAGTGATACTGGCGATTATTATAAATTTGAAGAGTCAACGCAGCTTTGGAACAAAATATAAATAGGAGGCGGCAATGAAACCAGAGGATGTGCTTGGAATTGTAATCCAAAAGTTAAGAGATGGTGGTGTTACTGATGAACAGATCAGTAACGCAGTAGAGAAATATTATAATCGGCATCCATTAGAGACTGACAAGACATTAAGCGTTTCTGGTGGAGTTGCGGATGCAAAGGCGGTCGGAGATGAACTTGCTGGAAAAGTATCTGGTATAGGAATTGAACTGTTTTACAACGAAGAAAAGCAATGTTTAGCCGTAAAGGTAGAGGGGTAAGGTGATGATATGGGACTTTGGACTGAATATAAAAAGAAAACAAAAGTAGAGTCATCAGACACCTTTCTTGTCTACGATATGCAGGATGGTGTACGACAAGTCACAGGGGACAATGTTAGGACGTCATTCCGTGATGTTCCTGATACCACACTAAAAAAGCCAGATGCACCAGCTGAATCTAAAGTAGTTGGAGATAGGCTAGCAAAGATTGAATTAAAAAACAATGAACAAGACACAACGTTAAAAACAAAGGCCGGCGGAAGTGGAATTGAGTTTTTTTACAATGCAGCTAAAGGCTGTTTAGCCGTAAAAGTCACAACTGAGTAAGGAGATTAATTGCATGGCAGAGACAAAAATATTGAATCTAGCAAGTTTCGAAGATGTAGAAACGTTGAAACAAACAACAAAATCGCAGGGTGAAGAAATAAGTCAGGTAAAGCAGGATTTAGGTGACACTTCAAATGAATTGTATAAAAAAGAAGAGAGAGAAATTGCTGTTGATTCGTCTGATTACAACTTATTAGAAAATAAAGTTGCGTATATTGATACTAATAATGAAGTTATGACTTATGAAAACGCAAACGCTTATGTGATGCACAAAAACGTTATTAGTGGAGAAAAATATAGAATAATGTCACAAACACATGGGTCTGTAAACACATTGTTATATGCTATATGTGATTCGAACGGTAAAGTGATAAATTCAGCAAAAATGGGTGTTTCGCCAAATACTTATCTCACAACTGATATAACGATACCTGATAATGGTGTTGAAATGTATTTGAATGAATTTCCAACACAGACATATCCCTTAGTAGTTAATAAAATAGAAACTATAAATATTTCTAAAATAAACGGAAAAGAAACTGTAAATTGTTGGGGTGATTCACTCATTCGTGGAGTGGGGGTTGGTGATTCATATTCTAAAGCATTCCCATATGTTTTACACGGCTTACTTGATGGTAGAAAAGTGATTAATTGTGGCGTAGGCGGGGAAAACACGATTAACATAGCTTCAAGACAAGGTGGTTTACCAAATATTGTAAAGCCATTTACCATACCTGCAAATGCAAGTAAAGTAGAAATTGAATTAACTAACATATATGGTGACAGTACTGGCATATTGTTGCAAGGTGGTTCGGCATTAGACCCAACGACAGATCAATATGTTATGACCGCACAAATAAATCCCTGTTCTATCAACGGAGTAGAAGGTACACTTACTTATGAAAATGGAAAATATTATTTTTCTCGTTCCGAAAATGGAGAGTCCGTAATTGTTTCTCGCCCAACTCCCTTAATTACTTATGCAATGAAATCAATGCGTGATAATATTAACATTATATGGATTGGAACTAATGGTGGGTTTACTACCTCAGCCGAACTGATTGAATGTATAGAAGCAATGATTGACTATATGAGTCCTATCAACAAAAAATATATTGTGATTGGAGTCCATCACTTAGTTAGTACAGTTACCGAAACGTTTGAAACGATAGAAAAAAATATGTCAATACATTTTGGCAGACATTTTATAAATCAAAGAAAATATATGCTTGAATATGGCTTATCTGATGCAAGGATTACTCCAACAGCTGAAGATATAACAGCCATTTCGCAGGGTAAAATACCACCATCTTTACTATACGATGATGTACATTATAATGATAAAGGCTACAATATAATTGCTACTCTTGCTTCTGAACGTGGAAAAGAACTTGGCTACTGGCAATTAGCTAAATAAGACGTTTTTAATACCGTGGGCAAAATACCTGCGGTATTTTTATATACGAAAAAATCCTTGGAGGAGGGAAACACTATGTATCAGGTATCAGAAGCATTAGATAAAGTTATATCAGGCAGCGGAAGAACGTTCTACGCAAGGCTAAACGGAATATCAGATGGAATCCAAGAGATAGTGCAAACAAATTTCTCAACTCCTGATAGCTATTTTTATGTGGGTGGAGCTATAGCTTCCAAAATAGAAGTATCTATGTTTACAAAATCGCAAGAATTTGTAAAAGGTACGGAAGTAAGATTTGAAATCGGAGCAACAGCTGATAGCACTATAGAATGGATACCAATGGGGTATTTTACAATAAAAGAGCAAAAAAAAGACCGAAATCTGCTTACTTTTACAGCATATGACAGGCTAGAGTCAAAGTTAGCTAAAGCATATAAAAGTAAAATTGTGAAGTATCCAGTAGAAAGCAAAGAATTTTTGACTGATATAAGTGAACAGACAGGTGTTGAGTTTGACACAAGCAAATTATCTGATAGCTTGATGATTGACAAAATATTGACGGTTAACGACCAGTCGGGAGAGAAAACATACAAAGAGCCGTTTGACGGTTTTACGATGCAACAGGTGGTTGGATACATCGCACAACTCCATGGTACATTTGCTACATGCGATAGAAACGGAAAAGTAACGTTTAGATGGTACGAAGCGTTAACAACTGACCATTCGGGGAAAATAGGTGATACAGCAGGCAGCTATTTAAAAGACCAGAACCTATCGTTCATTTATAATACAATTGAATTTTTAAAAGAATCACACACGTATCTGATTAAGACCAATAGATATTTTGATGATCTGCTACAATCAGAAACGATGTGCCAAATCTCAGGCATCAGCTGTGATACAGAGAATAATCATTATGAGTCAGGAACAAATATAAATACAAATTTAAGCAATCCAGTAATGACACAGGAATGGCTCAATAAAATCCTTAAAAAAATAAAGGATATGAGCTATTATCCAGTGTCATTTTCATTTATGGGAGATCCAAGGCTTGACGTAGGTGATGTTGTTACAATAGTTGATGCCAAAAATAATCTTATAGATGTTCCAGTGATGCAGCACACCATTACATTTGATGGTGGTTTGCTGTCAGAAGTGGCATCCTATGGTTTTGAAGAAAAAGAGGTGAAAAGTCCATCTGAAATAGCGTTGCAACGAGTTAAAGATGATATTCTTAGCCTTCAAGAAATTACGGCAAAAAAAGCCACATTCAATCAGTTAAACGCTGTAGATGCAAAGATCACCAACTTGCAGGCAAGCTCAATCACGGTAAATGATGCAAATATATTATTTGCCAGACTTGATAAAGCAAATATCCAACAGGGTTGGATAACAAGCGCAATGATTGGTGATGCGCAAATTACCAATGCGAAAATTAAGGATATGTCTGCTGATAAAATAACAGCAGGCGTTATAGATGCCTCAGAGGTCTCTATCATCAATTTAGATGCTGCCAGTATCACCACAGGCACTATTACTGGACTAGATGCATTTTTTAATAAGACCTTTAAGGTAATTAGTCCAACGTCAGATACGGAGGAATTTATAATTAGTGCAACGTCAGAAAGTGTTATGATCGGTACAAGAATGAAATCTGGTGAACTATATCTGCACAAAGCAATGATAAGCATTGGTGATGAAGATATGGCTATAACAACAAAAGGCTATTTACGTTTAACTGGTTCACAACACTTAAGTCTTACATCAGCGAATGATATAGTGTTATTCCCTGGCGTGTCAAATAGCGAAAAAGATGTATACATCAACGACGGCTCAACCAATAACGCAATATTGCATGTTGGAAACTTTGAAAATTTAATAACGACAGTTGAGAATTCCCGAAACTCAAAAAAATTGAGCGGAATGGAAATAGTTGATGTCTCAAAGAATATTTCGAACGCAATTCCATGGATTGACCAGACTGGTGTGATGGAGATTGGAAAATATTTGGATTTCCATGAGTGGAACGCAGATAATACTGATTTTAGCGCTAGGTTGGAAGTTTTTGAAAAATCGTTACGAATAACCGCAGGAATAACTACTGCGTTAGACCTTAATGGAGTTGGAAATGCATCATACATAAAATTTAGTGGAAGTGGAACAACGCTAGGATGGATTGGCTTAAACAGAAAAGATGGATCACTGATGTTGTACGACAGCAGTGAAAAAGAATATCGTATATTAGACGAGACATCTATATCGTTTGGAACAGCAGAGCCGATTAGCAATGGAAGAAAAGGCGATATCTATGTTCAGACATCTGATAGTGGAAATGGATGGAAAAAAGCTGTTGCAATTTATTACTATTCCAACTGAAATGATAGGGAACACCCTATCATTTCAAATTCTTAAGATAAGAATCTTTTCTCTCACAAACAGATTGCTTTGCTTGCTGTATTGATTCTTCTAAATGTTTCAAGTCAGGCTCTATAAAAGCATCTTTAACCTCACCGCGTGCCTGCCGAATCAGAAAATTGTCGAGATATGCTTGAGCTGACGTTATACGGTCAGCAAGCGGCAATTTGTTTAATGCCGTAAGCATATCAAGTTGTGCGTGCCAATCAGACCCAGTATCACAAAAGACATTGTAATACAGACGTTTCAGATACGCAGCGTCTTCATGTTTTAAGTATTCTTGCAGAGCGGACAGTGTCTCACTATCTTTTTTAGGGTGATAAATACGCTCGTATTTGTTAGGGTCATAGATAGCCATAAGACATTTTTCTGTATCAACACCACATCTGTCAAACCACTCTAGCAGCGCTGGAAAGTCTGGCGCACCAAGACAATTCTCCCAGTTTTTTATTGTCCCTACGCTCTTTCCAAGTGCTTTTGCCAAATCCATTTGTGACAATCCTGCATTTTTGCGCACATAAATTATAACTTTTATAAGTCGTTCAGTATCAGCTACTCGATTCCTCATGTCAAAAACCACCCTTCATATTCGTTCAAAATGTCATTTTTACAATAAATTGTACTTTGGCAAAAATAAAAAGTATAATTTATTGGCTACATCAAGCAAAAAGCAAAGTCAAAGTTTTTTAGTGTTTAAAAGCCTGAGAAATAGCCAAAAAACTTTGACCGAAAAAAATGTGAACAAAGTCAATACAATTGTAGTCACCAGTGCTATTATCTATACCATAGCAGAAAAGAGAAAGGAGGCTACTAATGATGACAGTTTACAACTGCAAAGCAACAGAGTCAATGGTTAATTTTGCCATTATTCATGGTAAATTACTAGACAATTTTACAACATTAGACTGCTTGGAGAGTGATTTTTGTTCAAACACCATCGAGACAAGCCGCCTGAGTGGAGTAAAGGATGAAATACCAATCGCTGTTGCAAAGGATAGAATCGGGGCTTTGAAGCGTCAGGATGAAGTGACAGTGATTGGAGAATGGCGAAGCAAGAATTATTACACCAGTGACGGCAAAAGGCATGTACAGCAGTACTTTCTGGTCCGTGAAATCAAAGTAGAAAGCGGGGAATATCGAAACCAAATTACATTGACTGGGTATTTATGCAGCAAACCGATATATCGCACAACGCCATTAAAAAAGGAGTTATGTGAGCTTATAGTTGCTGTAAATCGTCCATATGGCAAGAGTGATTATTTGCATTGTATTGCTTGGAATCAGCTTGCTCGAAAGGCATCAAATTTAAAGGTTGGGGACAAAATTAGACTGTCTGGAAGAATCCAGAGCAGAACTTATATCAAAAGAGAACATGAAACAGAAACAATTAAAGTTGCATACGAAAATTCTGTGGATGCATTTGCAAAGGAAAGGTGATTATATGTGTGATGTGGTTAGACGTTTTTTAGATAGCATCGTGGAATTAAAAGGCAACGAATATGTAAAAAGAGCGATTACATATATATCCACGTTCATTCCAGAAGGAAAACGTAACGAAATGGAATTGCTTGATTTTTTGTATCAGTTAACAGATAGGGATGACGTAAAGGAATATCGCTGTGAGCTGATCGCACAGGCAATGACAAGAGAATAGAGGAAAGAGAGGGCAATGAATGGCAGAAAGCAGAACTGAAAAGGAGATTGAAAAAGATGCTGAAGAAGCAACGATGCGGTGTTATAAGAAAAAGATCAGAGAGCTCTTGAGGAGTGAAGAAAGATTGAGCACACTCAGAGTCGTCTATTATATCTTGACAAAATAAAAAGAGGGCATCCAGTAATGGGTGTCCTCTTAATGTTTTACTGGGCTGAAACAATTTTATCATTCTGCTCCAAGATATCAGATGCATCTTTCCATGCATAGTTAATCTGGATTGTGCTTGGAGCGGCAGCATCCTTACCATAATCACAAGAGTGGATTGATAAGATGCAGGTCTTTGTTTCCCAAACAGTAAAATGACCATCATAGAGATTAAATATAAATGAGTCGCCCTTATTCGAGAAAGAATCTTCGTCATAATCCTGTGAAGGTTCGCCATAAGTAGCTGTTAATTGCTCTTTTAAATCATTTGCCATTGGGCTAACATCATTTGTATTAAATTCGTATGTAACACCGTACAGCATAGCATTTGCCACATTATAGTCAATTACACCGTCTGCTGAAGGGCAAACAAAATACGCATATACAGAAGATGTTGTATATCCAAAGGCTGGCTGCTGATAGTTTGAAGCGAAAGCACTTGCCATAAAACCAGTCGAATCATAGTCAACACCAGTAATTCCACCATAGATAATATCATCAACTGAATAGACAGGAAGCGCCTGATCTATAGATGCTTGGAGGTTAAGTTCTGGTGTTAAGCTCTGCACACTCGCAAAATTTGTCCCCCACGGAATATCCTTGAACAGAATATCACCGTCTGGGAGTTCTGCCTCGGTTTCTGCCTCAGAACTCTCTTCCTCATCACCCTCAAGCAATTCATTATATAGTTTAAGAAGATCGTTGTAGTCTTTGAGCAATTCATTATACTTTGCTTCATAATCAACAGAAGTTTCTGCTTCTGTCTCTACTTCACTTTCTGCAAATACTGGCACTGCTTGCAATGCCATACAACTACACAGTACAGCTACAAATTTCTTTTTCATGTCCTTTTCTTCCTTTCCTTTTGTGCTTGTGTTGCACTATGTAAATAGTATAAACAGGTTTTCACAAAATAGCAACCAGAAATTCGCCTTGTATACAAAACAAATGGGTATCCGCATTACGGATACCCACTGTCTGGTTAATTAGTTTTGTTTGTCATTGGTGCCTGGCGGAAAGATGATATCTTTTCCTGCAAGAAGAGTATCAAGCACTTGTTCCAATTTCTCCCAGTCTGAATCCTTCATTTGCGCAAGATAAAGGATTAAACGCTTTTTGAAATTTTCATCGCCTGCTATTGCAAGCGTGCCAAGAAATGATGCAATCTCTTCTGATGGTGTAACGTTCTTAAGCATATCGCCTTCTCCGGTACGGAGCCATTGTTCATTTACGCTAAATCTGTTGCAAATCATGAAAATCGTTCTGTCAGCTGGAGTATTGATACCACGCTCTAGTAGACTAACTGAACCTTTCTTTATTCCAATGGCTTCTCCAAATTTTTCTAAGGTGTAGTCTCGACTTTTTCGCACCATTGCTATTCTCTCACCTATTGTAGTTTCCATCTTATCACCTCCTTCCATTATTATTATAGCAAGTTTTGTTTGTTAAGTCAACAAAAAAGTTTGTCAAACAATCAAAAAACTATTGACAAAGTATTCCTAATAAACTATACTGTAAGTGTAACAAACAAACGGACATTGAAAATTTAACAGAAAGGAGCCGGAACATGGAACTCTTGAGAATTAACTACGAGTCAGAACGACCTACTGTATCAGCAAGAGAGCTACATGAGGGACTAGAGATCAAGAGTAACTTTACTACATGGTTTGACCGCATGTGTGAGTATGGATTTCTTGAAAATATTGATTATTTATTGGTTTTCCAAAAAAGGAATACCAATAATCCAAAGAATCCAACAACAACTTGCAACGATTATCAAATCTCCATCGACATGGCGAAGCAAATTTGTATGATTCAGCGCACCGACAAGGGCAAGCAGTACCGCCAGTACTTCATTGATCTCGAAAAGGCATGGAACACACCAGAACAGGTGATGGCACGAGCCTTAAAGATTGCCAATAACGAGATTGATAAGCTCAAGGCAGATAACAAGGTACTGATTGCAGACACAGAGCGCATGAAGCCAAAGGAAATCTTTGCAGATGCAGTGGAGTCTAGCAGGACCTCGATCCTGATTGGAGACATGGCAAAACTGATTTGCCAGAATGGCCATGAGATCGGGCAAAACAGACTCTTTGAGTGGATGCGTCAAAACGACTACCTAATTAAATGTGGCGGTAGTAAAAACATGCCGACACAGAAGGCGATGGAACAGAAACTCTTTGAAGTTAAGGAGCGTACTGTTGTGAATCCGGACGGAAGCGTCAGAATCACAAGAACAACACTTGTAACTGGTAAAGGGCAAATCCATTTTATCAACAAGTTCGCCAAGATGAAGGCAGAAATGATAGCAGAAGTTACATAAGAAAGAAAGGAACAAACAATGCTTGATATCAACAAGTTTGTAGTACTTAAAGATTGCATGTACTACGAGGGAACACATAAGTATTACATATTCCAGTTTGATAGTGCATACACACTACTTGCTGACACAAACAGAGCAATCTTGTACAGAGCAGAAAGCTTTGCTGACATGATTAGCTACATTGAAAGAATGGAAACATGTAGAAAGGAGGCGCAGGCGTGATGACAGATAAAAAGGAAAAATCTAAGACAACAACATACCGCTTTTTGACTGAACAGAAAAAGCGCACTCTGCAGAAGCTGAGTGAAGTGACGAATAGCTACTCTAGTATCCAGAACAACTATTTGCTCGGCTGGATAGAGAACACGGTCACAACAACATCGTAAGCAAAAAAGAAAAGTTGCAAATATAAATTAAGAGAGGTGATAAAAGATGTTCTGGATGACTAAAAAGATGCCAGATAAGACCGCAGGCTATCTGCTGTGCACAATCAGATGGGGCGAGACTAGACTTACCCATGAGTATTATTGGGGACCAGACCCAAAGAACAGATTTAGATGGTGGGTTTCGAAAGAAGCTTGCCAGGCGAATTTGCCAGATGGCGGATTTGAAGATTCTGGCTATGAAATCGTGGCTTGGGCTAGAATGCCTGAGCCATATAGAAAGGAAATGTATGAATCTAAGAGAAATATTGCCGCATTTGAGTGGAGAAATGAGCAGAGACACGGAGCTGCTGAAAGAAACAGCAAAGCAGGGCGACACTGTTGTGCTGAATGTAAAAACGCCAGATGGAACACCGGTAACGGTCAACGCGGTAATTAAAGCTAAGTACCCACATGTGGTACATATGCAGTATCAAACTGCAAAGGGATATGTAGTAAACACATCATTTGCTTGGAAGAAGCTGTTAATGATAATGCTGAATCCAAGCAGCATTGAAGATAATGAAGAAGGAGAGTGATCAACAATTTTTATTTACCATGGGGAAAGCAAAGAGCAATTGCTTGAAACAGCAACACGGCTGCTTCCATGTTTAACGGAAAAACAGCTTGCCTACATCATCGGAATGGAGCAGGCAGAGGAATATAAAGAAAAGGAAGGAGCGAAAGAAAATGATAAATCTGTACTTTGATGCAGAGTTTACAGGATTGCATAAAGACACAACCCTAATAAGTATTGGAATTGTATCTGCAAGCGGTGAATCCTTTTACGCAGAACTTAATGACTTCGCAGATTATCAGATCACACCTTGGATTGAGGAAAACGTATTATCAAATACAGTGGTAAAGGGCGAGAATAAGGAGCTTGCAGAGTTACTAGACAAGGAAAACACCGTATTTGTGGTTGGTAGTAAATATGAGGTACGAGAATCACTTCTTGAATGGCTTAAACATTTTGAGAGTGATATTCAGTTCGTGTCAGATGTATCTCATTACGATTTTGTTTTACTGGTTGATCTTCTGGCAAGTTCTGCACTGGAGCTTCCTAATTGCATATCGGCAAGTTGCCACGACATCAATCAGGATATTGCAAGAGTGCTAAGAATTTCTGAAAAGGAAGCGTTTGATTTATCACGCGAACAACTCTTAACAAAGCTGGGAAAGTCGCTTCCTAAAGGGGTAAAACACAATGCGTTGTATGATGCCAAGATCATTCAGGCGATTTATCGCCAGTTACAATAAGCCTATGAAGTTAACAGAGGAGCAGCGGTTAGAACTGATTGGGCATGTCTACAGAAGAGTGGATGCAATAGCGCCAAGGACTGGAAGGACGGCAACAGAAATTAAAAGAGCTAGGCAGAAAGCCATGAAAGGGTTGATCCAGAGCCTTTCAGACGAATTTGGTGTGAGAGCAGAACGCTTATGGAAACAAAATGAAACATTGAAATTTAAAGGATGCAGCTTATATGACTTACACGAGTTCATAGACTGTTACAATCCACCAGAGAAGAAAAGAAAGGAGAAAGTGAATGGTTGTAGTGAACAGCGGAGAAAGTTACCTCGGCGCAGAAATCCGCGGATGGTGCAGCCACTCAAAAGAGCAGGATGCAGCAGTAGTAAATGCAAAATACTATAGCGGTTTCAGAGAGCCGAATGATGGAGCGTTCTACTTTGTTGAGAAAGATGGAGAAAACATTTCAAAATATAGAGTTGTGCGTGATTTAGTTAAGTCACCACGACTATAAGAAAGGAGACAGACATGAGCAAAGAACTTGAAGCTGCAAGAGCATTGGTAAAAATGCTTGAAGAAAGAGAGCAGAGTAACAAGGTTGAATTGGCTAGCTTAAAAGCTGGAGAAACATTTTGTATTGGAAAGAATGATTATATTGTCCTTGAACAGCACGAAGGAAAAACCAAGGTTATCTCGAAGGATTTTATAGCAGAAGACAGAAAATTTGCAGATGATACAGCGGATTACAAAACATCTGGACTTAGAAAATACATCGAAGCTAAAATCCAGCCAACTATTGAAAATGAAGTAGGAGCCGAGAACCTAGTAGAACATGCCGTAAGCTTAACAACGGTAGATGGACAAGACGACTACGGAGAGTTAACATGCAAGGTTCGCCCGATCACTTTTGATGAGGCTCGACAGTATAACGATTTGATTGTTAATAAGGATTTGGATGATTGGTGGTGGACTTGTACAGCATGGACTGGTCCAAACCGTGAATGTAATCACTCAATTGCCGTTGTTCTTCCGTCCGGCAACATCAACGGTAACAATTGCCGCAACAGCTACGGTGTTCGCCCGGCTTTTATCTTGAAATCTGACATCTTTGTATCGAAGGGAAAATAAATGGCTGAATTAACATTAGAAGAACTGCAAAAGCAGTTCAATGATCTAAAGAAAAGAGTAAACATTTTAGAAGGTAATTCAAAAAGAAAAATTGATGTTGAGCCTAAAGCAGGCAATCAGTTCGAACTTGCAGGGCTAAAATGGGAAATCCTTGATGTTCTCGATTCGGGTTGCATGTGCCTTGCAGAAAGATTAGAGTCAACGAGATTTGATCCAGACACAAATGACTGGAGAATCAGTGAACTACGTCAACATCTGAATAGTGATCTCCTTGAAAAAATAGAAAATGAAATTGGAGAGGAGAATGTTATTAAATTTGAGAGGGATTTACTGTCTGTTGATGGGCAGAATCAATACAGAGCATGTAAAGACAAGGTTTCGCTGCTTACACTTGACGAGTATAGAAAATGCAGAAGTCTGATCCCAAACGAAGAGTATTACTGGTGGTTACTTACTCCATGGAGTACGCCGTGCAACGAATATTATAAATGGGTGACCGTTGTTCTTCCGTCCGGCAACGTCTGCAGCGACAATTGCAACTACAGCAACGGTGTTCGCCCAGTTTGTATCTTTTCCCCTTCAATCTTTGAATCTAAGGAGAAGTAATTAAGTGGCAGAAGAACTCAGAGTTATTCTTAAAGCAAAAGAGCTGGCAAAGCATACTTTAATAATAACTTCTAATTGTAACCGTTATCCAAAAAAATATAGGTTCTCACTCGTAGATAAAATGCAAAATAAAGCACTTGAGATTTATGAGCATTTATATGAAGCGAACCGAACAGATTTGAGACTTTATCCTAAAGAGCGATCAGAACTCCAGACAAAAGCAATAACGAAATGTGATGAGTTATTGTTCTATATTGAATTGTCAATGGAGTTGAACATCATCAACAATAAAAGTACAGAATATTGGTCGAAGATGGTTTCAGATATAAAGCATATGGCAATTGCCTGGAGGACTAAAGACAAAGAAAGATAATAAAATTAGGTTATTTGCTGTTAAGACCGTTGTTCTTCCGTCCGGCAACATCAACAACAACAATTGCAACAACAGCAACGGTGTTCGCCCATTCTGTGTCAAACAGGCCGTCAGAGTAGGCATTAAGCCGAAATCAGCAAAAGATACAAAAAAGCAAATGACCTTTCCGAAGAGGATAAATACAAAGGAATTTTTACTATGGATAAAGATCTTATATGCGATTTTCAAAATTTATACAAAGCATACCAAAAAACGAAATCTGGTAAGAAATTTAATGGAAGTTGTGCGAGATTTCAAACAATGAGTCTTGAAGGGCTTCACATATTGAAAGAACAGCTTGAGAATCAGACGTACAGTATGAACCCGTATAACAAATTCAAAATATATGAGCCGAAAGAGCGAGAAATCAAGTCCTGCGCTTTTAAGGACAAAGTAGTTCAGAATTGTCTGTGTTATACCGTTCTTAGACCAAGACTACAGTCTCAATTTATTCGAACCAATTATGCAGGCCAGATAGATAAAGGTACTCATTTTGGAATGGATTGCCTGAAAGAACAGATGCTAAACTTTTACGAAGAACACGGAACAAATGGATGGATTTTAAAGTGCGATATACGAAAATTCTTTTACACCATAGAACATGATCCGGTGAAGGATATAGTAGATTATTATTTCTACGACGAATATACAGTATGGTTAAATCATTTGTTCATTGATAGTGTTGAAAGCCCAGGTCTTCCACTCGGAAATCCTGTTGCACTAATGTATGCGCTTCTTATGCTTGATGGACTTGACCATTTTGTAACTGGTGAGCTTGGAATAGATAAATATGGGCGCTATTCAGATGACTTTTATTTGATATGTTCAAGCAGAAGTTACGCAAAGTGGTGCAAAGAAGCTGTAGAAGCTTTTGTTAGTACCCTTGACCTATCGTTAAATGAGAAGACACAAATAGTTCCATTCAGTAAGGGGATTTCGTTTTTGGGATTCCATCATTACGTAACAGAAGATGGAAAGTACATCAGGAAAATAAAAGGCGAAAATAAGCGGAAAATAAAGAAGAAATTGAACAACTGGGCAAAAGCTGTGAAGGCAGGAGAGATGATGTCCACAGAGTTTTATACAAATTATAACGCGTGGAAAAATCATGCACTTCACGGGAATTGCAAGAAATTATGCCATTCTATGGACCTTTACGTAGAAGAATTGTTGAAAGGAGTGAGCAAATGAATTATGTAAAAGCCCGATATGAGGGCAGTAAAAGAAGTTATTGTTTTGCAGCAGAGGAAGATTTAAAGCCTGGAGACGAAGCAGTAACTCCAAACGGCACAAAAGTCACAGTAGTAGATGAACCAGTAGACCTTTCATGGATAGAAGCCTATGGAAGAAGCAATATCAAGACACTTAAAAGAGTGCCAGAAAACAATAAAATTGAACAAGGAGAATAATTATGAGTGAGAGATTTAAGATATGTGCTGGAGAACGTATAGGAATGATTGCTATTAAAGACAATCAAACCAAAGAAATGGGATTGGGACTTTTCAAAAGTAGAGATGATCTTAGTTTTTTGGAAGCACTCAGAGATGCTGCGCAGGAATTACTAGATGTATTAAAGGCTGACAAGAATAATGATACAGACAGTGCAGAGGACACAGAGCCGGAGCAGGAAGAGAAAAAACAGCCAGTTCCTTACAATGGCACAGTCGAAGTTGTAAAAGGTGATGATAAGCTTTTCCCGGCAGGGTTGAAGTTTAAAGTGGTACAAGGCAAAATATCATATTTTTCAGGCGATTTAGCAAAAGACGCTATCGCACTCGTGATGTTTAGCAGTTTTACGCTTAAATCATTTGAGGAATTGAGTGAGTTATTAAACAAGATACATATCAAGGTTAAAGAAGTCAAGGAGGGCGAGGAATAATGGCAGATACAGCAATTGTAGAGAGTGGAAAGCAGGCTGTGCAGCAGTCAACAAAGAGAGTAACTGACTATAGTCTTGGGATTTTCGGAACAAGCGATAATTTCATTATGGCTATGCAGATGGCAAAGGCGTTAGCTGAATCCACAATTGTTCCGGCTATATACCAGAAGAATCCATCTAACTGTTTAATCGCCATCGAAATGGCGCAACGAATGGGTGCGAGCGCAATGATGGTTATGCAGAATTTATATCCTATTCAAGGTAGACCGTCTTGGAGTTCACAGTTTCTTATTGCAAGAATTAACAATAGCCGTAAATTCGACATGGAGCTACAGTACGAGGAAACAAAAGACAAAGACGGAAAACCTTTTTCTTGTACCGCTTGGACTACCAAAGACGGCAGACGAGTTGATGGTATGACAGTTGACATGCAAATGGCAAAGGATGAAGGCTGGATTGCAAAGAACGGTAGTAAGTGGAAGACAATGCCACAGCTCATGCTCAGATATCGTGCTGCTTCATTTTTTTCAAGACTCAATTGTCCAGAAGTCGCAATGGGACTTTATACAAAAGAAGAAGCAGAGGACAATGACTTTGAAGAATACACAAGTGAAAGTTTGCAGGAACAGATGGAGAAAGATATTTCAGAAAATGCAAATTCACAGGTATTTGAAGAACCAAATGAGCAGAATAAGGAAGCAAACAAAGATGCTTTGCCACCTTTTATGTCTGCCTGATCGGGAGATAGCCTATGGATGAAATTAAATGGAGAATAGAAGGGATTTTTAAAGCCAATGCCGCAAAGTGTCTGGATGAAATTGGAAGAGATGCAGAGATAACGCCAGAACAAGTACTTGAGAAAGCGAGAGACGAACAGTCAGAGCTGCACAAGTGTTTTGAATGGAACGATAGCATAGCAGCGGAAAAATATCGCTTGCAGCAGGCAAGACAGCTTATCCAGTTCTTTGTAGTTGTACCAAAGCAGGACAACAAACCACCTATTAGGCACTTTCAGATCACAAGTCAGAGAAATGTGTATATGCCGACAACACATTTTGCAACACAACCTGACGAGTATCAGAAGTTGCTGCAGAGGGCTTACGCAGAGCTGAGAAGCTTTCAAAATCGGTATAAGTCGCTTTCTGAGTTAGAGAGCGTATTTGAAGAAATCGACAAGATAGCCGTCTAAACAGTTTCAATGCTTAATTCGAGTGTTCTATGGATGGTGTAACGGTATGCACCATCTGAGAAAAGAAATGGCTCATATGTCAAAAACATAACAGCACAGGACAGAACATAGCACGACACAACAGCACATAACATTGCATCATTCACAGAGCATTCGAGTTAAGCAGATTTTATGGGCTAGTATGAGGCAGCAAATAAGCCTCAAGTATATAGCAAAAAGTGATAGGATAGGACAGAACATAACAATACACTACACTACAAAACAGATTATTTGTTGCTTTATGCTAGCCCATGAGTCAGGGCAGAACAGAATATAGCAAAACAAAACAGTACAAGGCAGAATAATACAAGACAGAATAGTACATAACACGACGCAAAAGGTATCCATTCTATATGTGGCATAAGCAATATGTCATAACAAAGCACAGGATAGTTTAAAACATCACAGAATACAACAATATACATAATTATGCATAGTTTATGCTATATACCGAGTGGATACCAACAAAACAAACTGGTAGCATTTGCAGGCAGCATGAGTTGCCTATCGCAGGATAGAACAGTACAGCATAGAACAATACAATACAACACACAACATCACATTTCATGTTGTCTGCAAGTGTTACCAGAACACTTAAAACTTTCACTCGAGATGCGGCATGAGCCGCAGAAAATAGCACATGACAGTACAGCATACCACACAGCAGCACAAAATAGCACATAACATTGCATCACAACGTTCATGACGCGCCTCGAGCGGAAGCTTAGACTAAAACAAAAAGGAGAAAACAAATTATGACAAAGAAGGAAGAAACACAGGTTATCGAATTAAAGCCGTTAAGCATCAAGCAGGCAAGAATTACTATTGCAGGCGATGGGGACCTGGTGCTTAACAAAATGAATGATTGTAGCGCCAGGAAGCTTACTGACGAGAGAAAGAACAAGGCTAAGGACACAGCAGCTACAAATGTATGGGAAGAAGTGATCACCGCCATGCACTGGTATGGTGGAAAGCCTACAGACTTCACAGAGGAAGGTTTGAGAGAAGCACTGACCAACAATGCACCGTGCATTACGGCATTTGGCTTGAAAAAGTCATTTGGACAGGCTGTTGTACAAAACAAGATTGACACTTACGCAACAAAATTCAACGCTGCTGTAAATGTCATTGCGAAGGGCAATCTGGTTCCAATCAAGTTTGCAGAGCATTTTATTGACGAAAAGCTTATGTCGCCAAAGAAGGGCGCTCCAGTGCTTGTACGACTGAATAGATTTAGCGGATGGAGCGCAACATTCACCATTCAGTATACAGAGAATGCGTATTCTCTGGAACAAATATTAAACATCATTCGTCTTGCAGGTTTTGGAAACGGAATTGGAAGTGGAAGAACTAGCGGTTACGGTCGCTACCACATCGAAAGTGTGGAGGGATGAACGCAAGAGAGGAGTTTTTAGATGATTCTAACATGCTTAGCCAGCGGCAGTTCTGGTAATTGCTATGTTTTAAAGGATAACAAAGGCAAGATGCTTCTTCTTGATGCAGGAATCCCGATCATGAAGATCAAAAAGGGATGCGATTGGAAGGTATCTGATATTGTTGGATGCGTTGTAACCCATAAACACGGAGATCACTCGGAAGCAGTCAGTGATCTGGAAGAAATGGGAATCCCAGTCTACAAACCTTATGAAGATAACTCCTATATCGGTGGCTATGGTGAATTTAGAATTGTATCAGTTCCAATGAATGATGTGCATGGACGCTTCAAACATACCGATGCAGACGGTACAGAGTGTCCGTGCTATGGATTCATCATCGAGCATCAAGAGATGGGGCGAATGCTCTACATTACTGACACAGAGTTTGTAAGGTGGCGATTTAAGGATATTGACCATATCCTGGTGTCTTGCAATTACCAAAAGAAGTACATTTCAGAGGATGTCACTGGTAAACGATTGCATGTCATTAAGGGGCATATGGAGTTAGAAACGTGTGCAGGCTTCATAGAAGCTAACACAACAGACGCACTCCAGAACGTCATTATTTGCCATTTAAGCGCAAATAATGCAGTACAAGAGGAAATGCTAGTAAGAATAAAAGAAGTCGCAGGAATGGCAAATGTGGACGTTGCAGAAGCAGGTAAGACCTGGCAATTGTTTAATTGCGAAACATGTCCGTTCCTGTAAGAAAGGAAAAGCAAATGAGCAATAAAGAAGTCCTGAAGATATTAAAGAAGAAACTTGATACTTGCACCAGAGCAACTGAGCAAGCCTTGAAGAAAAAGGACTACAAGGCAGTTGAAAAATCAATGAGAACCGCGTTTGTATTCATGAAGGCACATAGCGCTCTTAAAAAGCAGATTCCACAAAAACTGGTTATTCTAGCAGACAAGAACGCATGTAGCTGCTCTGTATGTGGAAACATCATAAATGATTGCCTTGCTTCCTATTGTTCAAAATGTGGACAGAAGATTGATTGGGAGGATTGTTAAATGTCTATTGCAAAAAGTGATGAAATAAAAAACCTTTTGGTTAGCAATAGTGAATTGATGGTTACGACAGCATATCCACATACCTATTGTCGTGTAGTACCCCTACAAACGGCATGTGAAATAGTCAACAACATTCTCGAAAACAGAGACATGCATAAAACAATTGCAGAAGAACCAGTCATCTGTGCATCAAACGAAAATGTATACGAATGGTATTGCCCGACATGTGGCACACGGTATGAATCAGAAGCAGGAGTTTGCGTACACTGCCCGTACTGCGGACAGAAGATAGATTGGAGTGATAATAATAATTCTGAATGAAATTTTAAAACTTATGAAATGCTTTCCTGGTAGCAGTATCAACAGCGATGGATACTTGCTCTTAAACAAGCAGCGTTCTGGTTTTTCCGTAGCTGACATTGAGAGTGAAGAAGATCTTAAATGTAAGTTGCTTGAATCTGTGTCAAGGGACGCTTGCAAAACAATGGTTTATCAGCAACACATAAGGAACGTAAGATTCTGGAATAGAACCCGAAAGAGTATAAACCAGTATCTGCGGACAAATTTTTCTGATGATGACATGCTTGATATATACCAGTACTTAGGCAATGGTATCAGGCACAAGCTCACTAAAGAGTTTGTAGAAGGTGGATATGATCTAAAACTGATAAAGGAGGTGCAAGATGGGTGAGATTAAGATCGGAACTCCTGTCTATCACGTAGAGGAATACCGATTAAGCAACTATGAGTTAAAGCAAAAGGGATTCGAAGGGTTCGACAACTACGGACTTGAAGTTGTTGAATCGGTTGTTATAGCCGTGACAGACACACATTTTGATACGATAACCGAAAAACGTGACATCGGAAGCAATACGAATAACATACATCATTGGGAGAGATTAGCACTTGGAAGGGCGGTATTTCTGAGCAAAGAAGAAGCTGCGGAAGAAGCTGATAACCGTGCACATAATATCCAGTTAGGATATCACTGTTCAAAGTTTAGCCAGCGTCCAATGTATAAAAATTGGCTACACTGGCAGGATGCAGCTAAAGCAAAGCCGTTTAAAAAGCAAACAGGTCATAGATCAAACTTTGTCGCGAAAAAAACTACACTTCCAGAGGAGCTTTACATTGCCTGGAGGGACGGAAAGATAACTGGACCAGAAGGTGCAAAGAAGATAGGTGTTTGCATTACTACCTTTGAGAAGTATGCAAGGGAAGAACTTGCGAAGAGAGGTGATAGGCATACCGTCAAGACAGGTAACAAAGTACCACCAAAGCCTTTGCCGCCAATGTTTGATGATTGCTTTGAACAATGGAAGCTCGGATTGCTCTCAGACGAAAAGGCAGCTAGACAATGTGGGATATCGCATACAACATTCCGCAAGTATGCAAATATCCGTTTGAAAGAGATTGGAGAGCAGAGGAAGGGAATCCAGAGAGGAGTGATTCTTCCACTAAACTTCACAGACGTATATCTGGAATGGGAACAAGGAGACATTGGATGCAGCGAAGCTGCAAAGAAATGTGGTCTTGAATATTACACATTCAGATACTATGCAGAGAAAAGATATAACGAAAGAATGGACGCAGGGGTGTTTCAGTATTAAAAGAAAGAAGGGCTTCAAAGTGAAGAAAAATCGGCAAGTTTTACTGAATGAAAAGTTAATTGTACCTACGCTTGCTTTTGATCCTAGCATGGCAGAAAAAGAAAGAAAAGATTTTCTCAAAGCTATGCGAACAATGTTTAAATTGAAGATTAAGCAGGAAATAAGAGCAGAGGAAGAGCTTATGTACACTCTTACAAGGCAGAGGGAACTAGGCAGAAGAAAGAAAAGAATCAAGCTTTAAAGGAGGTTCAGTATGAACAAAGTAATTTTAATGGGTAGACTTACCCGTGACCCAGAAGTGCGTTACTCACAGGGTGCACAGCCCCTTGCAATCGCCAGATATACATTGGCAGTAGATCGCAGAGGTAGCAAGCAGGGCGAACAGTCAGCAGATTTTATCAACTGTATAGCGTTCGGAAAGAGTGGCGAGTTTGCCGAGAAGTATTTGCATCAGGGAACCAAGATCGTTGTCACAGGTCGTATCCAGACCGGAAGTTACACAAACAGAGACGGTCAAAAGGTCTATACCACTGATGTGGTTGTCGAGGAGCAGGAGTTCGCAGAGAGCAAAAAGAATACGCAGCCAGCTCCAGAACCGGCACCTGCAGGTGGATATGAAGGTTTTATGAACATTCCAGATAATGTGGAAGATGAAGGACTACCGTTTAATTAAAAAGAAGGGAGATGTTTGAGGTGATCATTGTAAGACAAGATAGAAATGCTTTTTACAACTGGGACAATGTAGTTAACATTTACATTAACGGACTTTCAAAAACAGAAATATTATTAAAACACGTTAAAGGTTCAAACGAGTCGACTGATTACCCAATTGGCAAATATAAGAACGTAGAAAATGCCAAGGCTGCATTCAAGGAACTTATAGAGAACATTTTAGAAAAGGCTCCATATGCCGTTGTGCCAACCGATGAAGAAATTGAGAAAAGTCAGAATGTAGCGTAGGAGGGTATGGATAGTGGAAAAGAAGCATGAAATGTGGGAATTAAATCAATTGCAGTCCCTTCCCTTAAATGCAAAAATTCAGAAAACAAAAGACAACATCCAAAACTGGGTAAATGCCTTTGGAAAGGAAGCAGTGTATGTATCTTTTAGTGGCGGAAAAGATAGTACGGTATTGCTTGATATCGCAAGAGAGATTTACCCACAAATCCCTGCAATTTTCGTTGATACAGGCTTGGAATTTCCACAGATCAGAAATTTTGTAAAGATGTTTGATAATGTGGAGATTTTGAAACCTCAAATGAACTTTGAACAGGTCATCAGAAAATACGGATATCCATTTATTAGCAAAGAGGTTTCTGAGTGTGTATATGGTGCAAAGAAGTACTTGACAAGCATAATTGAGTCAGGAATCCTTGACCAGACAGACAGACAGACAGACAGACAGACAGACAGACAGACAGCTTATCAAACGATTTCATCTTGAAGCAGTCTACGCAAAACAACATCATTTGTATCAATACGAAGTTTCCCACCTATTTGGAACAATGCAACAGTGCAGCGCTTTCAAAAATGAGTCCAGGAGGATACGACAACAAATGGCGGAAGATAAATGGATTGGGAGAATACTTAAACAAGAAAATGGTGAACAGAGAGGGAGGCGCGAACCAAAGACTTGCAATTCTGACGGGTCTGTTAACAAAAGACAAGAACCACCCGGTAGCGGAGAATGTCCCTAGAAAAGATAGAAGTATATTTTCCATGGAGCATTATCAATTCTTGCTAGACGCGCCATTTTATATATCTAACAAGTGCTGTGATGTAATGAAAAAATATCCTGCACATATGTATAACAGAACAAAGAAGCGAGTACCAATCACTGGACAAATGGCATGTGAAAGCAGGTTAAGAACACAAAAGTGGTTACAAAACGGATGCAATGCTTTTGATGCAAAGAATCCAATCAGCAATCCAATGGCTTTTTGGACAGAACAAGACGTTCTACTATACATTTACCTGTATGGAAAAGACATGGTTAATAGAAGAATATCACACATAGAAATTGAGAACGGGTGCGATATTGAAGAAGTCATTAACCCCATTACAAATACAAATTATGAAAGAGAAGATTTTACACCAATTTGTAGCGTATATGGAAATGTTGTAAAAGATTTTCACAAAGAAGGACAAGTCGAACAACAAATAAGTCTTTCTGATTATGGAATTTTTGATAATGAGCGTCCTCTTTTGAAAACAACTGGCTGTTCAAGAACTGGTTGCACATTTTGTGGATTTGGTTGTCATATAAAAAAAGATGACCGCTTTATGCTTCTGAGAAATACAAACCCTAAAGTATATGACTATGTAATGAGAGGAGGAACATTCAATAAAGCTGGTTGTTGGGAGCCAAAACAAGGCTTAGGGTATTGGTTTGTTATAGAGTGGTTGAAGGTACACGGAAACCTTAATATTATTGCTCCTGAAATAGAAAACTACGTGGAAAGATACTCTACGAAAGATACAAAAAAATATTTGAGAGGAGAAAATATTTGAAGAAATATTTAAAAGAAATAAAAGAAGAAGCTACACTTTGCCAAAAGTACATAGATGAGTGCGATATATTCGCATCCAAAAGTGAACATGAAAAGCTTGCCTTGAAGATTGCTTCTAGCTGTGAACAGACTTTATCGGCACTTGCTGATGAAATCGAGAAAAATGATTGGATTTCAGTCGAAGAAGCAATGCCAGAAGAGCGAGTTAGTGAATTTGCAAAATATAAAGGAACCAATCTGTAGCGTGATTCATTCTGGGAAAAGTCATCAAAGCATGTTTTAGTAGTATTGGTTGATGACTATAATAGTGGCATTTTTAGCGTCAGGATAGGTTACACGTTGGACGGACAATGGAAAATAGCATCGGAAGTAATGCCGAATCATTCACATGTTGCTTACTGGATGCCATTCCCGTTTCCTAGCATTGCTTCAAAGCTAGTTAAGGATGAATAAGAATGATTTATTAAAAAAATTTGGCAGATTAACGGAGGTATAAAAATGTCAATGGTATCAAGCTACACATTAAAGGATAAGAAATGCGTCTCAGTAAATATTTATAGTAATGACGCAGCTGTAATTCTTCGTGACTTCCTTATCAGGGTGGCTAGCAGCAGGTTGGAAAAAGGAAAATTCAACGAAGCAGAAGTGGCACTCCACGATGCAAACGAGCTTACAGCAGCCATGAAAGAAGCCTTTGAGGAAAAATCCAATGGATAAAGAAGGATGGTGCAGACCTAAAGTATGGCGCCAATATATATTTGGCGATCAATGTTGGATAAGCTGCTTATCACAACAAAAGTGGCAGTTTAAACGCAAGGAAGGAGGCGAAGTTACCATTTTTAGTGAAAAACGGCACATTTTGTTCCTGGTCACAGTAGAAGATTTTGAGCAATACTGGAAGGAGGTGTAAACGATGAATAAACGGCAGAGAAAGAAACGGTTCAAGAAGATTCACGGCATGAATCCAAGGGATTATTTCATGAAAAGCGAAAATGTTCCGAAAACAGTTATAGCTTTCGTTAATTCAAGTAAAATGATCAGACTGTTATGCAAAAAAGATGGCAAAACTTGGGAAATTTGTAGAGAGTGGTGGGGACAGTCAAATGAATAAAAGACAGAGAAAGAAGCAGTTTAAGAAACTTTATGGTATGAATCCAAAGCAATATCAACAAGCTATGCAACTGGTATCGCTTGAAGAACCATCGAAAAAAATTATGGATTCAGAAACAACTACATTTACAGATTTGGGGAGTTGCCTTGAAAGAATTAAAGATGGACTGCAAAAATCAGTTTCTGCTTTAGGAAAGTTGAGTTGCGAAGCATTCTGCTTTTGCTTAGAAGAACTTGGAAGGGAGTTGAAAAAGTGAAGGCAAAAATGAAGTTTGAACGAACTAAAAGCATGACCTACTATTATTGCCCGATTTGTATGCTGAACTCCACAAATAAAGCAGAAATAGAAAAACATTTCCGTGAAGGACATCAAGTAAAAGTAAAAAAATACATACATTGCAATATTTGTGGAGAAGGTTGGGATGTACAGGCATTTGGAGAAGAGGGCGCCAGAAAGCGAGCAGAGCAATGCTGCCAAAGCCATATTGATAATGGGAAAGCAGATCAGGAAGCCAGCATAAGCTATTTTTATTCACATGGTCGGTTTGGCTATGTAAAAAGTGTGAAAGGAGGAGAGAGTGTGGAAAATAATCATATCAAGAAAATAGAGGTTGTTGATGAATGAATACAAGAACATTGCAAAGGCAAAAGCCATAGAGCAGGAGAACAAGAAGCGACTGCTGAAAATCAATCCCCAGCTGAACGATGAAAGCGGAATCTACATTTTGACCAGAGAGGATGAGAACGGTTTCCGGTTCGCGTATATCGGGCAAGCCATGCACATACTTAGCAGGCTAGCTAACCATATGGTTGGCTACAAACAGCACATAGATCTTAGCCTGAGAAAACACAAACTGTACTCAGAAAGTAATCCTTATGGATGGAAGGTTGAACACATGAATGTTCCGCTTGACCAGCTTGACGAACAGGAAAAGTATTACATTAAATTTTATGCAGAAAATGGCTATCAGCTTCGGAATGTTAGTCTGGGCGGACAAGGTGAAAATCGTTCAAGCGGATCTATAGGAGACAGAAAGCAGCCCAAAACATATTTGGAGGGCATACAGCAAGGTAAGAAATCGCTAGCTAAGGAATTATCATCTATTGCTGAGAAACACCTTACAATTGCTGTCAAGCCCGAAAAGCAGGGTAACAAGGTTTCAGAGCGCCAGAGAGATAAGTTTATGGAGCTTATCAGTGTTGAGAACTATGAGGAAACTAGTCAAATAAGTGCGAAGTAGTCGGGAATTTGTTTGATTCTAAACCAGGAAAGGAAATGTCAAATGAGAGAAAATGATATTAGAACACTTCCAGATGGAAGTCATTTTTACTTTAAAGGATTTAAGTGGATTGCGTTGGACAATAACGTAGACGGTGGCGTTCTAGCAGTTATGGCATCCAGTTGGAACGGGGAAAGGTATCGTTTTGATGAGGACTATTGCAACAACTATGCAGAATCAAGTTTGCGCAAAAAGCTACGAGATGAACTACTTCCAGTACTGGGCGAGGACAATCTTGTTCCTCATGAGATTGATTTAGTAGCTGATAATGGCGATGACGGTTACGGAAAGATTTCTGATAAAGTGTTTATCCTGAGCTGTGATGAATACAGAAAGTACCGCAAGCACGTTCCATTGATCCATGAATGGATGTGGACTTGCACGCCTTGGGGCGCCTCAACTACTACGTATTTGAACAGTGCTCGTAGCGTGAGTGAAACTGGTTACTTGTACTCTGAAGAGGTGAATGAAATGGATGGAATTCTCCCTGCTTGTGTATTTAATCCAGAAAAAGTGAAAGTGGGGTACACAATTCCAACGGTTGAGGAGAGAAGTAATGATTAACGAACAAGTTTTACTGAGAAAGATCAATGAACAGTTAAGAGACATGCCGGAGGCGCGAAACAAAGTCAAACGCCTGATTTATTCTATGGATTGGGTAGATTCAATCAAGCTGCCAGAAGAGGGCTGCAACCATGATGAAAGTAAAGATGATTTCAGCCATGGTTATGTTGCTGGATATTATGATTGTATCAACAAAATCAAGAAGCTGAATGGCTTAGGATGAAAGCATGATTTAATTGTAAGAAGTGCTGTGGGGTTGGCTGCTGTAGCAGCTAACTTCCTTGAAATAAGTATCTAAGTGGGGAAGGAGAGAACACATGAAGATCTGGACAGAAAAAAAGCTTATTGAAGAAGGCTACGATATCCGAAACGCACAAATCAAAGGTGCGGAGCTGACAATGGAAAATCACGGTTGCATATCATTTGATGTCGTTGTTGAAGGTGCAGGTTGGGGATGCGTTTTTGGCGGATATAGTCTCGGACACGGTTATCTAGGGGCGAAAGAATTTAGTGGCTATGGTCCGGGAATGGAATCCATTGCTAGAATAATGGATACAGTCGGAGTTACAAAGTTGAGTGATTTAGAGGGAAGATATATACGAACCGCAGTAACTGGAGATAGAAGATTAAAAATTATTGGAAATATAATCAATGATAAGTGGTTTGATATCAAATCATTCTTCGAGGATGCACAAGAAAATGATAATAAGGTATCAGAAGGGAGCAATAAATGAGTATTAAGCATATTATCTTATGCATTGAGTTTGTATTTCTTGCAGTTCAACTCATAATGGCTAGAGCTGCATACAAATCTCCGTTAAAGTACGGAGAAACTGCCAAAATTGTGAATATTTTAGCGCTTATCGTTATACTGCTGTGCAACATAGCAATCATAGTTTTAAATATTATGGGGTGAGGTGGCACGAATGTTCAAAATAATGAGCCAAAATAAATACGATAGCCTAATCAGGGAGAACACAGAACTTAAAAATGCAAAGGTAAATCTTGAAGATAAACTGGATCAGCTTAAAGCAGAAAAAGCTGTAAATAGCAAGTATAAATGCGGCGGATATTGTCGCGTTTGCGAGAATGGATACGAGATACCGAGCTATACCATAGGTCGTGATTACGGATGCTTGCTGAATACAGAATGCGAATCCTTTGTAAAACGTAAAGAATGAGAGGAGTTGAATATTATGCAGATAATGATAATTAAGAGTGTTTTATGTGTGGTTATACTTTTAGCTATGCTTCTGCACTACATAGGACCCAAAAGGACTAGAGCATCATTTGGAGCATTGTGGATTATCTCACTGATACTTTTGTGGGCTTTGATTCTTTTATAACATTATTGATTTTTATAGGAACGAGTTGCAAAAAAACCAAAAGAAAAATACAGATACTCACATGTTAGCAGGAGAGACTATGATAAACGGTGAATTAGTGGTAGACAACTTTGCAGGTGGTGGCGGAGCTTCAACAGGAATAGAGATGGCAACAGGGGTAAGTGTTGATATTGCAGTCAACCATGATCCAGAAGCTATCAGAATGCATCGAACTAACCATCCAACTACAAAACATTATTGTGAGGACGTTTGGCAGGTAGATCCAGTAAAGGCTTGCGACGGACACCCAGTCGGGCTTGCATGGTTTTCGCCAGACTGCAAGCATTTTAGCAAGGCTAAAGGCGGAAAGCCGAAGGATAAATTCATCCGCGGCCTTGCTTGGGTGGCTTGCAGGTGGGCTGGACTAGTTAGACCTAGAGTGATAATGCTTGAGAATGTCGAGGAATTTAAAACATGGGGACCGCTTAATAGACGGCATCACCCTATAAAATCAAGGTCAGGAGAAACGTTCAAACGTTTTACCAAGCAACTTACAGATTTAGGATATACTGTAGAGTTTCGTGAACTAGTCGCAGCTGATTACGGTGCGCCTACAATGCGTAAAAGATTCTTCTTAATTGCCAGATGCGATAATAAGCCAATATTATGGCCTGAGCCTACACATGCTCCATTAGATAGTGAAGCGGTTAAAAAGGGTATTTTAAAGCCATATGTAGGGGCATACACACAATTAGACTTTTCAATTCCGTGTCCAAGTATTTTTGACACATCGGAAGAGATTAAAAAGAAGTATGGTGTTCGTGCAGTCAGACCATTAGCTCCAAAAACAATGCAGCGGATTGCACGAGGCATTCAGAAATTTGTTGTTGATAATGCTGATCCATTCATTGTTGAAATCGGATATGGTGAATCTAAAAATCAAAAAAGCTCAAGAGCATACAGTGTAGAAAAGCCTTTGCATACTATTGTTGCAAAGGACAAGAATTTCCTAGTAGCTCCGATCCTAACCCAGTATCATTCGTATGAAAATGACAGTATTCGTGGACAGGGCATCAGCGAACCAATAATGACTGTAGATAGCTCAAACAGATACGGACTTGTAACATCTTTCTTGAGCAAATTCTATAAGACTGGTATCGGGCAGGATGAGCGAGAGCCACTACATACTGTAACAACGTCAGCTGGTCATTTTGGGGAGGTCAGAGCTTTCTTGATTAAATATTATGGCAGCAATGATGGTCAAAATATTAAACAGCCCCTAGACACCGTAACAACACATGATAGATTTGGGCTTGTTACAATCAAAGGCGTAGATTACCAAATCGTAGACATAGGACTTCGCATGTTGGAACCGCGCGAGTTATATGGATGTCAGGGATTTCCCGATGATTATATCATCGATCAGGATTACTCTGGCAAATCATATCCTCGGTCAGAGCAAGTTAAGAGGTGTGGAAATGCGGTGTGTCCTCCAATTCCTGCAGCACTGGTAAGAGCAAATCTCCCGGAGATGTGTTTGCGGCAGAGAATGCCAAACATGAAGGTTAGGGAAGAAGAAACTGGGCAGCTCAAATTCGCATAAGGAGATAGCATGACAAATAGAGAAAAGTATTCAGAAGAAATAATGGAAATTCTATTCAAAGCAGGAATACATCCGGCTCTGATAAATGAGCAAATAGTCGAGTGCCACAAAGAATGCAGGCATTGCAAATTCGCTCATACAAAATATTCTTGTGATGAAGCCTTTATACATTGGGCTGAAAGTCCTTGCGAGCCAGGAAAGATTGATTGGAACAAGGTTCCTGTAGATACTAAAATTTTAGTAAGAGATTCTATGAATGGTCACTGGATCAAAGCTCACTTTGCCGCAGCACAAGGCAATCTTGTAACTGTTTTTAGTTTGGGTAGAAGCAGTTGGACAGCAATGGATGCAAATACTTTTTCTACATATCGTTTTGCTGATATCCCAGACCAAGAAGAAAGGAGAAAATATTTAAAAGATGAACAATGAACACATTAAGGAGTCTATTGATTATTTTAACCATGAATTGGAATGCATGAAGCACCTAGTTTGTAACTGTGATATGCAGACAAGTTTGAGAGTTGGAAGGGAAAAAACTGCTTACGAAACAGCAGTAGAATGCTTAAAGAAGCATCTTCCGCAGCCACCAGTTAAAGCTACTCATAAGTCTATTGTCCATGAAAACAGAGGTGATAAACCGCACACATGGAGAGAGATTGAACTTGGGGTGCGGGAATGCCCGTGCTGCGGAAAGACAGTATGGAGCGGCATAAGTATTGTAAAGAAATCACCATATTGCTCAGACTGTGGGCAGAAGATCGACTGGGAGGAGGCCAAATAAGAAACATACGCCGATGATCTGTTTTAGTGTATAAGGAGGAATGAGAAAATGGCTGAACAAATTAAATTTGAGTTGGATTCCGATGAGGCATTTGACATTTTGAAGGATATCGGAGAGGCAGAAAACGAGTTGGGAAAGCAGTGTTGGAAAGATGGATTAAAAGCGCAAGCGATTGAGTATTTTAAGCATAAGGCTACATGCGAAATTGCGATTAAAGCAATCAAAAAACAAATTCCAATAAAGCCAATCAAGATCACAGCAAATGGAATTTACAAATGCAAATCTTGCAGTTATCTCATTGCGTGCGTCCCAAACGCAACAAAATATTGTGATCAGTGTGGACAGAGACTATACTGGAAGGAGAAATAGACGTGAACACGGAATTAATTGTAGAGTACGAGAACGGAGAGGTACATAAGGAGCGGCCAGAAAATATTATTTTTGCGGATAGCAAAGCATATGTTTTTCTGAGAGCGGAGGCAGAGAATGAAAGTGTATAAAAACCCTTTCGTGAGCTATCCGTGCTATTTTGTAAAAACGGGAGCTGGATGGTCTGCAAGAGGGGAGGCATCGAAGAGCAAAGGATATGATGTGGAATTGCATAATGGGAAATGGACATGCAGAGACGGTTGCTATTATGATGATACAATCAAGCATGAGTTGGTTCTGGTAGGCGAAAATAGAAAGTCCATTCACAGCATCATAAAAGAAGCAGTAATTTGTGCAGTATTAGAGCTTGTAAAGGAGGCCAAATAATATGTATTACATGGATGATGAAGATTATTTCGGACCGAGCGAGTTTGACGCAAAAATCGAAGAACTTAAAAACGAGCTTCGGAAATCTGTAAAAAAGGAAGTTAAGGACGAACTTGAAAAGCTGCGTGAGGAAAACAAAAAATTGCAGGGCATCAAGGAAGATTTTGAATCCATCAAGGAAGATTATGATAGAAAGAAAGCAGAGTACAAAAGTGCAATGAAAAAGGCTGGAGCCAAAGCTGCACGAGCTAGGCTGAAAGCGTTAATGGAACAATTTAAGACTGTTATGTGGTCAGCAAATTGGAGCTACCAGTACAAAAAGAAATGTAACAAATGCGATAAGGACAGAAAAGTCAAAGTGGCATTACCATCTGGAAACGTGGTATACGATGATTGCAAATGCGGAGAACGCAAGAAAATATATCAGCCGAAAGAAAATCTGCTATATATGCTTAGTGATACTGGTGGAGAGATTACGGGCTGGTACAAAGAAATTGCAGATGGGTATTTCGACACAATTGGTCGTAGTGCATATGTAATAGTGGATCACAACAAAGATTTCAAAGAATTAGAAAAAAGCTTGTGGCATACATTCTTCACAACAAAAGAAGAATGTCAGGAGTTCTGCGACTACATGAACAGAAAAGAAGAAAATTCTGGATATGATTACGACTTGGCAGGAAAACTAATTAAGGCTAGAGAGGTGTAAAAATATGGTTAAAACAATTTTTGATAATCCGTCAGGCATCTTAGCATTGATACACAATTGTGTATTTATAAAAGATGGTGAAGTATGGTACAGGGATTTTGAACGCGAAATTCCACTTATGGAGCTTGCGCGGAATCTGAACAAAGCATACGGCGATTCTGAGGCATCAGCGATGAATGATGAAGCATTTAGTGACAAAATTTATGTCGATTCGCAATTTAAGCTTGAGGAAGATATTGATAGTTTTATTGCCACTTTTTACATGGCACTTATTGGAATGGCGGAAAATCGAGAGCGCTTGAAAATATATGAAACAACAGGATTGCCAACAACTGCATATCCAGAAGTACTACAGAAATGTATTGATACTTACGGAGCAGATAAGCAAATCGACCAGACGATTGAAGAAATGAGCGAGCTGACAAAAGCACTGCTTAAACATCGCCATTTGGAGGGTGAAAATGTAAATCCAACGTCTGCCGCAGACCTGGTAAAAGCGAGAACAGATATTCTTGAGAGAACTGCTGATGTTATTATAATGTTAACTCAAATCATTATGATTTTTGGCGACAGAGATTTTATTGAAAGAATAATAGAATCAAAGGTTTACCGCCAGAGAAGGGCACTTGCGGAAGGAGACAGATGGTCAGAATTATTGAAGTAGAAAACGTAATAACTTGCCCTGAATGTGATAGAAATTTGAGCTATGAGGAAAATGATGTGTTTTTTTAACAAAATACTCTCCTGTGGACACAGAAATTACTACAGCAAATGTGTAATGTGCCCTTATTGCAAAAATAAAGTTGTTGTTTCAGATGACGCGGTATTTGTTGAATCAACAGATGCCCTAATTACAAATATAGAAGGAAAGGAATAACGAATGCCCGGTAAACCGGGTTGATGCGCAGTGACCCGTGGTGGCGTATCAGAAAATTTAAACACCGTGGCTGAAAAGGTGTGCAGTGAAAACGCTGCACACGCAATTGATAGCAAACGAATTATGATCCACGATACATGCATTTGTAGCGTGGTGTTATGCAAAAATACAAAGTGTGCTGGTTATCAGCAGGAATCTCTAGTTTTGTTGCTGGATATTTGGAAAAGGATGTTGACGAATGGATATATATAGATATCGCTGATCAGCACCCAGACAGTCTGAGATTTATACACGATGTAGAAAAAATCATTGGAAAGAAAGTAACAATTTTAAAATCTTCCGAGTTTAACTGTGTGGAAGATGTAGCCAGAAAATTCAGGTTTATAAATTCTAAGCAAGGAGCACCTTGTACAGGAATGTTAAAGAAAGCAGTTCGCAAAAAGTGGGAAAATGAGCACTTACAATACCAATTAACGTATGTATGGGGAATGGACTCGAATGAAAAACATAGAGCTAGGCAAATGGTACAAAATTTTCCTGAATTTAAGCATAAATTTCCGCTTATTAGGGAGAAAATGTCCAAGCAAGATTGCCATGCTTTTGCTGATCGCTTGGGTATAAAGCGCCCTGTAATGTACGATATGGGCTACAATAACAATAACTGTATTGGCTGCGTAAAAGGCGGCATGGGCTATTGGAACAAGATTAGAAAAGACTTCCCAGAGGTGTTCGCAGCACGTGCGAAGCTTGAACGAGACATTGGACACAGTTGCATCAACGGTGTATTCCTTGACGAATTAGACCCAAACAGAGGAAGAATGAGTGAAGAAATAATGCAGGATTGCGGAATCATGTGTTATCTGGCATTTAACGAATCAGAAAGGAATGATGAGAATGACAAAGAAAGAATTGATAGCAAAAGTCAAAAGCAAGCCGTATGAAGAAAACGTAATAAATACGATTAAAGCATTGCACGGACTAGGCTATGAAGAAGCAGCAAGAACCATGCAGGAATTATACACTGATGCAAAGGCACTGACTGTTACTGCAAAAGCATCTGGAAAGTACTCAGATGATCCAGAACTTGACGAGGCGTTAAGTGATTATGCTTCGATGAGAACAAAGATAAAGAAACCGCTGACTTCAAAAGCTCTTGAAAGAGCAATGATCAAGCTTGAGTTTTTGTCTCATGGAGATAAGGACTTAAAGATTCAGCTGCTTAATCAGTCCACTGATAACTGTTGGATAGGCATTTTCCCGTTAAGGGCAGAAAAAACATTCGAAAGAAAGCTACAAAATCCACAGCGCTCACAGTTTGATGCCATTTTAGGCAGTATATCCGATGACTGAGAATGATGCAAAAAAAATAATGCTAGTGATGACTGTAGCATATCCAAACTATAAAGTCGCAGATATTGATGCTACCGCTCAAATTTGGGCTAGGCTACTATCAGACTACACGTATGCACAGGTTGACGCAGCACTGAGAGCCTATATTCTCACTGAGAGTAAAGGATTCGCCCCAACAATAGGGCAAATTGTTGAAAAAATAGCATTATTAAACCAACCAGAAATTCCAACAGGTTTGGAAGCATGGGCTATGGTCCGCACTGCTGCTTCCAATAGTACATATCATGCAGAAGAGGAATTTAAAAAACTGCCATCATGTGTTCAAAGAGCTGTTGGAAGTCCTGGCAATCTGGAAAAATGGGCTAAAACAGAACAAACAGATCTTGAAACAGTGGTCCAGAGTAACTTTTTAAGAACGTATGCAACAGTTTTGACGAAGCAAAAAGAAATTCAAAAGATTCGAGGAATCAGCTCGACTGGCAAGCAACCTTGCTTGCCAGAGTTTGAAATAAGTATATAGGAAGGAGCACACAGATGACACGAGCACAAAGGAGACGGGCTGAAAGAGAAGCAAAAAAAGGAAACAAAGCCGTAGAACAGCGAATCACAGGTGCAGAAGAAAGCATAAGAATTGCTTTGTTAAAAGAAAATATTGCACGAGACGTTGATCGCAAGCTTTATGACAAATATTACCAAAAGGCAAATAAAGATGCTGTGGACAACATATACAGCATCATATTAACATCATTTGGACTTGCCCTGGCAGATACTTGCCCTAATTGGAAGGCTGAGGCAATTGCAAAACGAATCCAGAAGACAATGGACTATGTTGACAAATTCTCAAAAGAGTATAATGGAGACATTGAACGTTTTATGAAAGAACTCGAAGATAGAACTGGATTCTCATTTGAGATAGATTCTGTAAGCAGAAAGGATGAATAATATGGATTTTTTAATTGGTTTAATAGCAGGACTATTATTCGGCGGAATTACTGGTGTGCTTGCAGTTGCTTTGTGTGCTGCATCAAGCACAAATGAAACCGATGACGAAGAAAAGAGGGAAAATGATGAGAATTAAGCATTTAAAGCTAGATAATTTTTGCGGCTTTTACAATGGGAAAGCTGTAGACACAGATTTATACAATAAGACAGAGGTATCTGGATGTAATGAATCTGGAAAAAGCACAGTTAAGAGAGCTATTTTTTGGGTACTGAATTGCAGGGGTGAGAACGGCGAAGAAATTACTGGAATCAGGCCACACGATAAATCAGGTAACGAGATTAACGATATTGAGGTTACAGTCGAGATGACCGTAGAACTTAACGGTTCCAGCAAGACATTTAAAAAGGTCTCTCGTCAGAACTACAATAAAAAAGGTGACTTCATAGGTAATGTTATTGACTATTATATCAATAATATCCCTAAAAAGAAGTGCGACTATGAAGAATTTATTGCAGAAAAATTGGTTCCTGTGAGCGAACTTTCGAACTTGATCAACGCCAAAACGCTCTTGTCAAAGAGTACTGCTGACTGCAGATCAATTTTAGAATCCACCTTTGGAACGTGTTCCAATGCAGAGGTTTGTGAACATTTTCCGGAGTTCTCCCCTCTTCTCCCATTGCTAGATGATGGCAGTGTTGATGAATTGAAGTCAAAATTTAACACTATGTTGAATGGCAGACGTGGAAGGAATGGTACTAAAGGACTGCTTGATATTCGCAAAGAGTTCCCAAGCCGCATTGATGAGGTGGAAAAGCAGAAAATTGTCATTGATGAAGGCTTGATAAACAGTCAAATTGCAGATATCGAAAGCAAAATCAAAGATAACCAGAGTAAACAAGCCGATGTGCAAAAGGCATTTGATGAGCAGCGTGCAATTCAGGCACAAATTTATAAGTTGAAGCAGGAGCAATTAAAGGCCGCTGATGACGCTAATGCTGAAAACAGGAAAAGAATTGCCGATTTAGATGCTCAGATTATGGCAGCAAAGGAAGAACTTTTCCTATCAAATAACAATTTAAACGCCAAGGAACATGAATTGTACCAGATTGACTCTGAAATTCGAGATCTTGAAACTAAGCGTTTGAAGCTTTCAAGTGACTGGAAAAGCAATAAAGATATGCAGTTTGATGAAAATTTGCTGATTTGCCCGTATTGCAAGCGTGAATACCCATCTGATCAGCAGGATGAAATGCGAAAGCATTTTGAAGAATCAAAGGAAGAAAAGTTGCAGGAAATCACAGACGATGGAATGAAATGTAAAGAAGTTATTGATGCTTTACGCGAAAAGTTCAATGCTACAGATGCAGAGCTTTCTACCCTTCGTGAAGAATCCAATAAAAAGTCAAGAGTTGTCGATGATTTAGTTGCTCAGAAAAAAGTTATATCCACTGTACCTCCAGCAGAGCCAGACGAGACAGCAAAAACCAGATCTGCAGAAATCAGAAAACTTGAAAGTCAGTTAGAATCAAATACTGCAAATACAACGTTTGCACAGCTCAAGGCAGAAGAAAATAATCTTCAACATCAGTTATCTAGTCTAAAAGCAGAGCTTGCAAAAACCGAAATAAATGTCAAGATTGACGCAAGAGTTGCAGAGCTTAACATCGAGCGCCGAAAGAACGAACAGCTAATTGCAGATACGCAGGCACAACTCGACTTGCTGAAACGCTTCAATATCCGCAAGCATGAGCTTTTAGAAAGCAAGGTAAACGAGTATTTAGAGTACTGCCAGGTAAAATTCTTCAGGCAGCTTGTGAATGGCGACCTAGAAGAAACGTGTGATTTCTGCGTAAACGGTGAACCATACGCTAGAAACCTTAATCACGGTGCAAAAATCTTAATCGAAATGGATGTCTGCAAAGCGTTTCAAAAAAAGTATGCTACTACCCTTCCTATCATCGTAGATGACTCGGAGTCTGTTGATTGCTGGAAAATACCAGATGTAGACAGGCAGCTTATTGTTCTCAAAAGAACTGATTCTAAAGAACTAACAATTAAGGAATCGTGATGTGATCCGTGAAATTACACAAACTTACCCAGTCTAAGCTTGATGATTACAAACTTAGAAGTAATTTCACGGAGGACGAAGAGATAACATTCGACATGTTGTCTAAAGGCAAATCTATCAGCGAAATAGCAACCCGGTTATCTGTGTCAACTAGGACGGTTGACCGCAGGATTGCCGATATAAAATCAAAAATCAACCAACTATAAATAGTCCCCTGGCATTTATAATGCTAGGGGATTTTTGCAACATTATTTAACATTATTCTACAGTAAAGAAATGTTGCACGTATAACTGTAAAGATATTTTTTATAACTTTTTAGTTCTAACTATTGACTTTTTAGTTCTAATAATGTATCCTATAACCGAGAAAGAGAAAAACATTATTTTACTGTAAAGAAATGTCAAATTAGGTTAAGAATTGTAAAATAATGTAATCACAAAGGAGGTTTCACTATGAAAGTAATATGCATTGCAAATCAAAAAGGTGGCATTGCAAAAACCACAACAGCCACTACACTTGCGTCAATTTTAATGTCGCAAGGCAAGAAGGTCTTACTGGTTGACGCTGATCCGCAGGGTAACAGCACTGATACTTATAGAGCAGTGTCCAAAGATACGGCGACTCTCTACGATGTTATTTTAGACATTGAAGATCCGCTTCCAATCGCGGAAGCTATTCAAAAAACAGAAATAGGCGACATAGTTGCGTCCGATCCAGAGCTGAAAACAGCAGATCAAAGATTCCCAAGTGACGGGAATGAGTATTTTAGACTAAAAGACGCTCTTTCTGAATTAACTGGCTATGACTACGTTATTATTGATACAGCTCCGGCTGACAACAAATTACTTAAAAACTGTTTAATTGCTTCTGACAAGGTCATCATTCCTGTCACTGCAGACCGTTATGCCATTCAAGGTCTGTCAGAACTGAATAGAACTATCACGGGCGTAAAGAAGAGAAATAATCCTAACCTAGAGGTTGCAGGACTCTTGTTGGTGAAATATAAGAGCCGTCAGCTCCTCGCCCAGGAAGTTAAAGCTTCTTTGGAAGAGATTGCCAAGCAACTCAATACGAAGGTCTTTTGCACAACTATTCGTGAAAGTATTGCTGTACAAAAGGCACAGGCAACTAGAACAACACTCATGAAATTTGACTCAAATTGTAACGCTGCCATTGACTATGTGCAGTTCACAGAAGAACTAATTAAGGAGTAATTTGAGATGAGAAAGAAAGATAACACCACTACTACTTCTTTTGATGTGACAGCCGGCATTGATTTTACAGATGCTAGTGAAACTGAGATTCCAGATATCCAACCGGTAGAGAAAAAGTCTGTATTTGTCTCCGCTCCGGTTGATCCGAACAGAGTGTATACACCTGGATATAATCCAACTCCGAAGATTGGTCCAAATGGTGGATATGTAGGTCGCAGAGAAGTTCCTGTGGCTGAGCGTAAGATCCAATTCAGTGTTTCGTGCACTGAATCACAAAAGGCAGCTTTTTCAGAAGCTGCTCGTAAGTCTGGCCGTACTTTAGCAGGATTTGCTTGCTTTGCCATCGAGGAATACATGCGGACACATAATCTATAATTTTCTACCTTATTTGACATTAAAAAAAAGTTTAATAATGTAAAGAGCTGTTAAAAATTGTTAAAAGGAGGATTTTATTATGGTAAGTAATGAGATTTATGAAAGAATAGTTGGCGTTAAGAATGCCATCGCAGATGGGAAATTCGACGATGTAATATACGAACGAAATTGTACAATTGCAGAATCATTACGACGCTTGCTATCCGCTAATAATATGAAAGCAATTGATATTGTATCAGCATTAACTGTGTTTGCGAGTGGTGAGTTTACAATGGCATTTAATTACATTGACAAATTTGATTTACCAACAACTGAATTATGCTGTAACATGTATAAACAAGTTAAAAAAGATTATTACAATGGATATGTAGATTTATTTATATGGCATACAGAAAGCAGCAACATATGCGGCAGATATCACGCGATACGAATATATAAGTCTGGACATATTACAGAATATAAGGTCAAATTAGAAAAGACATGGAGCAATGATTTTGAAATGTACTTAACACATTATGAGATTTATAATAAATCAAAAAATAGATCCTATTTACGTAATCAAAAAATAAAATTTTGGTAATTTTATCACAAGATAACTCTTTACTAAAATTAAAGAAAGGAGGCATTTTATGGAACAAGTAAACTTAATACCGTTTTACGCTTGCGCTATCGCGTTTGCACGCCATATACGATTAGATTTAGAAAACGAATACAGTAAGAATGCTGTGACTTATTATAACGCTGCAAAGCAGAGCGAATATTACAATACTTTATTTTCGGAAGAGTTGTCTTTGCAAACAGAAGAAGCTTATAAAAAAGCACTCGGAATCGTCGAATATAGCTACACAGAAGATGAACAAGCACAGACTTCTTTAGATATTCTTTTCAAAAAGGGATACAGAAAGCTATACAATATTTTTAAAAGGCTTCCAAAAGACGAACCGATTCATTTTAATAGTGTAATCGGAGAAGTCATTTATGCAAAGCTTGCAAAGTCAGATCATGTTTCAGACGATAATTTTAATGGCCATTTATTTGCAGGCTATTACTTTTTAAATATGTGGCCGCAAGAGTTAGTACAAGAACGTAAAAAATGTGATGAATTACTTTGCTTTATTGCAAACTACGGATACAATCCAGAACGCAGAATACAAAAAGGCTTAAAGAAATATGACTGTGCTTTTCAGGAAAGAGCAAAATCATACATTAGTCAACTTCCAAAAGATTTATTTAAGCAGATCCAGTTAGCACCAAAAGATGAGGAATTTGGATACACTACAGTGTTTGACATTGAGTCACTTTCAAGCGTTTCTATTTTTTCTGAATTACAGTTCACACATGAAGATCTGGAAGCACTAGCAATTGCTTATACGCACGGAAAAAGAGAAGGAATACGTGAGGATTTCCTGACTTATGCAAAATATACGAGCTATATATTAGCTATGTGTAAGGCATATAAGCAGTCTAAAGAATACTACTTCCAACACAATCGTGAAGACGTGTATATTGAAGTAGAGAGCATTAAAAATGAATTGCTTCAAGCCAAATCTGCATTATCTGAATCTCAGGAACGCAGGATGTCTGAACAAAAAGCTTGTACTGAGCAGGTTCAGCGCTTATCTGATGAGATAAATCTACTCAAGCAGAAGAATGATGCACTAAAATCCGAACTGCAAAAGGTAGAGGGTGAACGTAGGGAGCTTTATGCTTTACGAGAGCATATGTTCTCACTGGAATCTGATTCGGAAACCGAAATTGCAAATAAGCTATCTAAAGAGCAAATTCAGCAATTAAAAAACATTAGTGGTACAATTGTTGGAGGGCATCCAAACTTGATAAAGAAGCTTAAAACTTATCTTCCGGATTGGCAATATATCAGTGCAGGAAATGTCAGCACTGTGCGCAACGCTGCATTAAAAAAATCTGATTTTGTGTTCTTCGTAACTGCTCACCTGAGCCACAAACTGTATTATGCCATGATTGCACAGGCTCAAGATTGGAATGCAAAAATCGGATATTTGAGCCGTATAAATATAGATTACGCATTGCAAGAAATATATATATTAGTAAATAGCAGTATTTAACCTTATTTGACATTATTTTAATGTAAAGAACTGTAGAAAGAAGGATATATATGAAGAAAGAATTTAATTTGCTTGACGAAAATTGGGTGCGTATATTGCTTCCAGATTATACCATTAAAGAAGTTTCACTCACGGATGTTTTCACTCGTAGTCACGAATACATGGATTTGGCAGGTGAAACAGATACTCAAAATGTCGCAATGATACGGCTACTTCTTGCAATTGTTCATTCTGGATTTGCAAGATTTGACTCAAACGGTGATGAGATTCCGCTTTTGAATAGGGATGAAGCAATCAGTCGTTGGAAAAGCTATTGGAGTCTCGGACATTTTCCAGAAGCATTTTTAAAATATTTAGAGGAATGTAGAGAACGTTTCTGGCTTTTTCACCCTGATGCTCCATTCTATCAGGCAAACGAAGCTAAAAAAGGAACTGCTTTTGGTGCTGCAAAGTTAAACGGGGAAATTTCTGAAAGCAACAACAAGGTACGAATTTTTGCAGCAAGAAGTGGAGAAGCAAAAATGCAACTAACATATGCAGAAGCGGCTAGATGGCTTCTTTTTATCAACGGGTATGACGATGTTTCTGTAAAGCCAAGTAGGGCAGGTTTGCCGTCAATCAGTATTGGATGGTTGGGGCAAAATACTATTGTTTACGCAATCGGGCGAAATCTTTTTGAAACACTTATGATGAACCTAGTTCCTTTGCAGAATGGTAATGGGGAATTGTGGCCTAAGCCTTGCCCAATATGGGAATGCTCGCCACGATCCGATGAGCGCAAAAAGATTGATCCACCTTCTAACCCAGCGGAATTATTCACGCACCAATCGCGCAGGATATTTCTCAAGCATGAAAACGGGATTGTAACCGGATTTAACGCATTAGGTGGAGAATTTTTTGATAAAGAACGTGTTGTAGCTGAAACCATGGCACTTTACATTTTAAACAGTAACAGTGCTAAACCACTTCGCTTATTTAACGATGTTCCATTGTGGCAACTACTCGACAAGATACTTTGCAACAATCAAGATACTGCTACATGGTTGCGCTTAATTGGAATTGGCAATGCAGGCTTTCAGACCTGTGGAATGGTGTATGATTCCAAGTTAATGAGGTTTGTTGATGAATGTTCAAAAAGATTTACAGCAAATCTCGATCCTAACTTTGCAGATTACATATCTGTTGCCATTGAACTGTGCCGTTATATCACAAATGAAATTGGTGTATTATCCTACAACATTCAGATGGCTAGTGGCAAGCAGAATCCGACTGAACTTAAAAAATATGAGTTTTCTAGTAACCTAGATTTGATTTGGCCCAGATTTCTTTCATCAAGCGCCACCGCATTTGAATATTTTCTAAGAATGGTCAAGCAGTCTGCACTGGACTTTTCTAAATCTTTAATTGATAATGCATCCCCAACATCATTTAGAGGTCGAATAGTTACGGTGAATGGCACAGAAAAGTATTATTGTACACCAAAGGCCTATAATTCTTTTTTATATTATCTCAATCGATTGATACCAGAAGAATCTAATGACCTTGAGGCTGTAAAAGAACATTTGATCTCTTACAAGGCAGATCTTAAACCGAAGGAGGAAGGTGAGTAAATGGAAAGCAAAAACACATTTTCAAACATTGTAAAAACGATAATGTTTAAGAAAGAGATGGACGGAGTTCAGCTTGCAAAACTGTTAGGGTGTTCTCAATCTAATGTGTCCAAAAAGCTTAGATTAAATAATTTTAGAGAAAGTGATATACATCAGATATCTGAAGCATTAGGATATGATGTCTCTATCAAACTCACATCAAAGGACACCGGAGAGGAATTGCAGATGTTTTAATAGTGTATTTTACATTTCTTTACATTATTTGACTTTATTTAACAATATTCGACATTTATTTACAGTAAAATATTGTTTAAAAGAGTTGTCAGTTTATCTGGCAGCTCTTTTTGTCGTTAACATGTCGTATCCCTGTCGTTTTTACATCTTAGTTTTATGGCACAATACAGTCAGAATAAGAGGAAGGAAGGTGTGAATGATGTTTCCCGAATCATTTTTAACTAAAATATTTGAAAGACCAGATGTATGTATGATTCCAATGCAGTATCAATCAGCAATGATTCAAGCTATTGGAGAGGTCCTTGACGAGGAAGGAGTGATATTAGGCGATGCCGATACCAAATCAGATGTATCAGCCGTACAACCAACAGACAATGTATGGCCAATATAATAGTTATTACCCGTATCAATATCAGCAGCCGCGTTATGATCTGCAGCAAAACCAGCCGCTTTTTAATCAACAGCAAAGCATTCAGCCACAGCAGCAGGCTGGATTGAGCGGAAAGTTCGTGCAAGCTGTCGAACAAATTACTGCGAACGATGTACCTATGGATGGTTCAGTTGCCGTATTCCCAAAGCAAGACATGTCGGAGATCTATACAAAATCATGGAATGCAGATGGAACCATTAGAACGATTGTATATAAGCCGTACACAGCTTCACAGCCAAATACGGCGAATAGTTCAGCCGACATGTCCAAAATGAAAATGGGGCTATCTGACGAGGCTACAGAGGCATTTATGGCAAGATTTGATAGCCTTGAAAAGAAGTTTGATGAACTGATGCCTAAGATAGTGCCTAAAAGGTCCGGAGGCTTAAAGAAGGAGGCAAATGAAAATGAATAATAATCCACTTCAGCTATTTCAAGCCATGAGGAATCCACAGCAGTTTTTGCAGCAGATGGCTGGAAACAGCCAAGCTATGAGTAATCCTATTTTAAAAAATGCTATGGATATGGCAAATAAAGGTGATACAAAGGGTGTAGAACAATTAGCTCGCAACCTTTGCAAAGAGAAAGGGATAAATGTTGACGATGCAGTTCGCCAGATAAAAAATCAATTTGGAATGCAATAAAAATATGATACTAATTCTTGCGCAAGATTATGTATATAAAAAATATTACGGAGGTAAATAGTATGTTTAACTCAGGAAACTGTAGTGTACCATTAGTGGCTAGCATTGATGGTAACGGTAACAACAGCGGTGGCTGGGGCAACGACGGTTGGGGATGGATCTGGATCATTTTGATTTTTGCCATTTTCGGCTGGGGTAATGGCTTCGGCGGTTGGGGCAATAACGGTGGTGGCATGGGTTCTACCGCGGCAGCCTACACAGATAGCGCAATTCAGCGTGGTTTTGATCACCAAGCGATCGTTGGAAAGTTAGACGGAATCAACAATGGTATTTGTGATGGATTCTACGCAGTTAACAATAGCATGTTAACCGGATTTAATGGAATCAACACAAACATCATGCAGACTGGATATGGCATTCAGCAGGCTATCAACGCTGATACCGTAGCTAATATGCAAAATACAAATGCTCTGCAGGCACAGTTAGCTAACTGCTGCTGCGAGACACGCGAAGCTATTCAGGGTGTAAATTACAATATGGCAACTAACACTTGCGCATTGCAGAACACTATGAACAGCAACACCAGAGATATTATTGACAACCAGAATGCAGGCGTGAGAAGCATCCTTGACTACCTTTGCCAGGACAAGATTGCTGCCTTACAGGCTGAGAACAATGATCTTCGCAGAGCTGCTTCACAGGATCGCCAGAGTGCACTGCTTACCACAGCAATGGCTGCACAGACCAATCAGATTATTGACGCTGTAAGACCTACTCCAGTACCGTCTTTCCCGGCATCTAATCTCTATGGATATGCTTACGGATGCGGATGCAATAGCGGTTGCAGCTGCTGACAAAATTAAATATCAGTATCTTAACCAAAACGGTTATGTCTGCTAACTAATGCAGTATTACTATCAGCAAAGGGGCAGACTCAAAATAGAGCCTGTCCCTTATTTTAAGGAGGTATAAAATGGCAGAATATGTTGCAGTCGCAACACAGGAAGTTGCGGCAAATGAAAATGTAACTTTTACAAACACATCTGTTAAGGGTTCAAACTGCATACAACACCGTGAAGGCAGTGGGATCATTACTCTTAGAGGTCTTACGAATCAGTGCCAGGCACGGTTTTTTGTAAACTTCTCCGCAAATATAGCTCTTCCAGCCGGTGGAACTGCGGCTCCTATATCATTAGCCGTTGCTATCAGTGGTGAGCCAGTGCCTGCTTCCAAAATGATTTCAACACCAGCTGCAGTATCTCAATTCAACAATGTGTCCTCAGGCATTTTTATCAGTGTTCCACGTGGCTGCTGCGTAAATATTGCAGTTGAGAATACAAGTGGCGTTGCTATTGAGGTTGCCAATGCAAACCTTATAGTGAATAGAGTTGCTTGATTGGAGGTAGACTATGCATAAATGGGCTAAAGAGATTTTAGAATGTGTCAAAGAAAAAGCTAAAGCTATCGGAATTGATAATTTCGAAGGTCAGAATCTTGATGATTTAAAAGATTGGACCGAAATTGTTAAGAACATTGCTTGCTTTGATAAAGATTATCGCATCGTTGAGGCAATGGATAAGCTGCAAAACGATGATGAAATCATGGAAATGGTTGAGCAATACGGTGATTACCCGTCACGCCGCTATTACGACCGCTACAGATACGCTAACGGCAGATTTGCCCCAAAGGGTAGAGGGACAAGAACCACAGGCAGACGAGGTTATGACGAACCACCTTATTGGCACATGACACCAGAAATGTATTATGAATGGGCTGATATGCCAGAAGAAGAGCGTATGCGTGATCTTGATAGACTCCGCTTTGGGCGCATGTACTACTCTGACCCACGTAGAGGCTCCCAAATGCCGTCAGATGGTAGAAGTGTAGAAGATATGGGAATGAAGTCAGAAAGCCGATATGACCGTGCTAGAAGGTCATACAGTGAGACTAAGGACATGCACAAAGCTAACACCAAAGAAGACAATGACGCAAACATGCGAGGGCTTGAGTCCTTGCTGGCCGTCATTGACGAAGATCTTAAAGAGATCATGCCAGGGCTTTCAGCTTCCGAAAAAACAATGATGAAAACCAAGATGACAAACTGGGTGCAGCGTATATAATCAATGGTACAGCCGGGGGCAGATGCTCCCGGTTTTATTTCAATTGCGCACTTGCTATAAATGTGCTATAATGGGGGTATCAAATGCTTTTTACAATAAATAACAACACTTGGCAAGTTTGCTTTGTCAATCCTGGTGATCCGCAGTTGCAGCGCAGTGACGGAACATATACGCTCGGCGTAACCGACAACAATTTAAAGACCGTCTTTATGTGTAATGATCTGTCAAACCAGATGATTGATAAAGTGCTGTGCCACGAATTAACACATGTTCACGCAATGGAATACGGATACTCTATCCCGATTGAAACAGAGGAAATTGTCGCAGACTTTATAAGCCTTTTTGGCAGGAGTATAGTAACTGTTGCAGATGAACTTATATATCAGCTTTTAGGAAGTAATGCAATTAGGTACTGTGCATAAAATAAAGATCACAGTACACGCACGAATTTAGGCAATGTGCCAGAAAGGAAGGCAAATGTACACAAAGATTCACACGCAAAAAGACGTTCTCCGTGAGCGATATCTTTATCAATCCGAACTTACTCCACTGGGATTCCCAAAACTGCTCCCAGTACACGCTTCTCTGAGTGGGCTTAATGCAGTATCATTTTGTGAGGCTGTGAAAGAAAAAAATCCGAAGAAGGCGCTTTGCCACTTTTTTATTGATGATGCACGGTTCGAACCATTATGGAATCAACCGCAAAAGTATCTTCCGATGCTTGAAAATTTCAAATATGTCTGTGCTCCTGACTTCTCATTCTATGATTCTATGCCAAAGGTCATGCAGCTGCATCAAGTGTACAGAAGCCGTGCCCTTGCATGGTGGCTATTTATGAACGGCTGTAACGTCATTCCAACTGTAGGTTGGGGAAACACAGAGACGTTTGAGTTTTGTTTTGAAGGGCTACCAGAAGAGAGCACGCTGGCAGTCAGCACAAACGGCTGCTTTACCGATCAAGGCAAGGAGTGTTATCGACAGGGCTTCAAAGAAATGTGCTCCCGACTCCATCCCACAGAAATTTTAGTCGTTGGACGTCCAATTGATGTGGATGCAGATGTAAAGATCACGTATCAAGAATCATTTGGACAGCAGCTTACAAGAAAGTTGAGGGGATGATATGGGCAGTAGAAGTGGAAAAAAACACGAAATCAGCATAATAACCTATGTTGGCAGTTTGAAGCGCATCAGAACAGAGGAAACTGTCGGAAACATCACGGTCATAAGAACCGAATATAAACAGCAGAGACAGAAGCAGCGTCGTAAGAAAAGCCGATAGATTTTGACATTATTTTACTGTAAAATAATGTAAAGTAATGTAAAGTAATGTAAAATACTGTCAAGAACTGTAAAATAATAGGGATAGATTTGATTCTATCCCTACTTTTTAGCTATACTTTAATATTATATCTTTTATTTTTGCATATACCATTTAAATGGATACGCAATTTCGCTTTCTCGTGCCTCTTCTGCGTTTTTGTGGAGCTGTATCAAGTTATCCACTGTGTCGTCGATCACAAAACCATCTGCTATTTTCCCAAATTTATATCCGCGACAAATTTTTATTCTATAATTTTTATCTATCCTTGCTAATGTTTCCCATGCTTTTAACTCTTCGGCAGGCATTTGTGCTAAGTATTCTTCCTCACAATGACACGTAAATTCTATTATTGTCATCATCAAGTTTATTGTACGTTCTATATCTCTTTCTTTTTCCGTTTTTTCATCTCCATCATCGTCAACAAGTTTTTCATATAATTCTTCTGCAAAATCCGGAATATACCCTTTATCTTCTAAATAGTTTTTATCAACAGAATCAAAAAATTCTTTACCTGGAATAGGCTCTTCGTTTTCTGGATAGACCTTATCGACAAAATCAAAAAACTCTTCAGTTACAAATTTAACTGCCTTTTTCAGAGCTTCGTTTTCCAAAGAAATATAATTGCTGTACAAATCGCATGTTCTATCCAGCAACCATCCCCATTCTTCGCGCCCTCTTGGCCAATCATTTTTGGCAAGTGGCTTGCACTGCGTTACTGCTTCAATTACTCGTTTCATTTTTTCTTCATTCATTCTTGTTTTCCTGTTCCTTTCTTTTTATTAAAAATTCGTGACTTTAGCCAGAAGTTTTTGACTACGCTCTAATATCATGTACAACTGGTGAAAGATCCTGGACTCTGCTTCCTATTGCTATAGGTGGCAACCATCTGATCACAAGTTTTCTGTTTCCTGCCTTTTCACTCCCTATCCAGAAATGATGCCAGTGTGCGCGGCGTACATGCGGAGTCTTTTTGCTTCCTGCGGCAGAGGGTAGTGTATCAAGGTTTTGTTCATTTGCTTCTGTCTTGTTCTTGTATACATTGATTTCCCTAACGTTCCTTATTTCAGCTCCCACACGGTATCCTGCATCCAATACCTTGGGAATCTCCTTTGCACCAGAACGAACATATTTCTTTCTTGCTTTCTTGTTTTCTTCATTCTCGACAATATCTACATTCTGTGACAGTATAAACAGAATCATTTGTATTGTGCTTTGAAATATTTCGCGATCTTTTCTATATGTTTCTTCAAATTTCTCCGAAAACTCCGGCAGCCCCATTCTTTTATAGTTATCAATTCCACTGGAAATTGTATGGTCTATGCATTTTTGTAATTTATCAGACGATAAGGTTAAAAAATAGCTCCTTGATTCAATTCTGTTTTCATCGTCATTAAAGAAAAGTCTTTCAATCCTTAATTCATATAATTTAAATTCAAAATCATAATTCAAATATGTAAACCTTGATTCATCACCAACTTGAAGGCATAAACATTTATATGGCAAATGAAGTAACATGTTTACCGGAACTTTTTCTATTCCTTCTGTTTCTCTTAATTCACTATAAAAATCTTCGTCAAAGCGATAAATTACTTTTGATAAATCCCATGTTGCCACTGCTGAAATCAATCCTGCAGTGGCATTTCTAAGCCTTTTGAAATACTTCGCATCTGGCTCCCCCATGCGTGCTTTTTTGATTTCTAGCAGTATTTTATCATTAGGACAGTACACAATATTTTCGTCCCATTTTGCGCCTTGAGCTTTAAAATCCTCAATCGCAGCTTTTGCTTGATCAGCCAAATCAGGTTCAGCCTTTAAGAATCCTTTGTACAGTTCTAGTGCCAGGATTCGTTTATTCTCAACTTTTTTCTTTCTCTTCGCCATTTTGTCTCCTATTTTCTTCCAGTGCCATTTTAACATCCTCTTCGGTCTTTTCAACTGGTAACTCTTCCAATCGCCAGCCCTTATAAGTATACACTGGCCTAGATCTCCGTGAAGACACACCACGTAAACTACTTGCAATTGCAGTAAAACCACCACGCACGCGTCCAGCTGCAATATTTTCTGGTACATCTTCATCAAAGAACCTTCGGCAATTTCTTCTAGCCCAATCCTTCAACGATACTGCTATATAACAATTTCCTAGAGGATCAATTAAAATCCACTTTTTAGCAGTTCTGTTTTGTGGTCCCGGTTGTCCTTCTGGCAAAGCATGAGCCGCTTTAGTTGCTTCTTTTGCAAATCGTTCGCGAGCCGCTTTTACTAATTGACTTTTCTTTTGAGCTTCAATTAGAGCAGGCGGCATAGGTGTCCCCTTTGGCGTACACAAGCCGTGTTTCTTTCTTAATTGTGCCGCACATTTAGCAGAACAACATTGTTTTGTATCACTCGGATGCCAAATAAATGGCTTTCCACATATTACACAGTTGTGGTATTTACGTCTTCTTACGCATCCACATGTTACACATCTGTAAAAGTGAGATGCCTGCATTTCTTTTATATTTCCACATTTCAAACATTTTACTTTCCAAAGGCTTGTCCTTTTTCCGGTATTAGGACTGACATATTTATTTTCAGAAGCTCCCAGTACCACCAAATCTCCATGCTGCTCGTCTGTTAAATCTCTCTTTGCCATTGCCAACTCCTTTTTCCTGTCAATATGCACTATTGCAAAATAACAGTACATATGTGTGTTTCAAATATTATACAAAAAGTTCTTGACTTTTTCAAGCCATTATGCTATTTTAAAAATGAAGGGGATGCTTCTTCCGGCTTCGGTCGTTATTCACAGGCAGCAAACCGTCTGTGTGGATTGAAATGAAATTATAATTGTACGCGCAAGTACAGAGGAGCGGCAAGCGTTACGCTTGCCGTTTTTTCATTCCTTAACAATTACGTTGACCGCAACAATACCACCCTTCTTAATCTGCTTAAACATGTTTTATATCTTCCTATCAAATACTGCCATAGTACAGTGCAACCGCCATACCGCCGAAGATCAACGCGCCAAGTAACAAGTCACCAATGCCATTTGCTACTGCATCAAGCATTTTTTTCATGATTTTTTTAATCGTTGTCTTGAATCCTCTTGACTTTTGACAGAGAATGGCACGCTCTGCACTGCTGCGCATCTTCTTAATCTGCAGGTTTGGTTCCCAGATTACCCTCATCTTATCACCTCTTTCCGTTTCACGCAACCTTTTCGATAGTAACAACCGCTAATGTCGGCGCTTCGTATCTGAAAAAATCGGCTGCATTTTTAAACTGTGAATCCATCACTGGGATATATTCGTCTGGGTAAATATGAGCCGTAGAAAACTGAATGCAGCCCGGATTCTTTACGGATGCGTGCAGTATGCGCTGCTCTGTGTATGCCTTGCCGCCAATTTCGTGCTGCACTTCCCAGTGTGCCACCACACCTGGAGCCTTTACCGCCTCGAATACTCGCGCCCATGACACAAGGGCCACAGCGTCAAGGCTTGCAATTTCTTGCACCAGCTTTTCCCACTCCTCGCCGTGAACCTTAAAAAGCTTTATATGCCGCTCTCGTGGTGCTGCGTTGATAGATACCGTCTGTAAAATCATCGTTTTAACCTCTCTTTCTTTTTTTCTTTACTCCCGATCAGGGAGAAGAGCAGCGCTCGGAATCGAACCGAGTCCCCCGAAGCATAACGGCGTAAACTGCACCAGCAGCCGCGCCACAGTCAACAATTTCCGTTTAAAATCTCTCTTGCTTCGTGCGTGTAACCTTCAACGCACTTCTTTGTCTCGTTCCATTTGTAGTAACATGGGTGGTCCTCGGCTTCGCCATCAACAAATGTCAGCATCATTACTTCCTCGTTCGGGTACAGTTTGGCCAAAGCTATAGCAGCTCTAGCGCCGTCTTTCCAAGTGTTGTACCAGTCGGCGAAATTATCAGCACCGCCGCCCCAGGAAGCTGTTTGAGCCTCGGCAGAGGCCGTATAAACGGCATAGCAACGCGGATATTTACAAATTCTTTGCTTTCTCTTCATTATTTATATACCTTCCTTTGTCTTTATTTTTCCCAATAGTGGCGCTCAATGTCTTTTTCAAAAATAACGCCTACTTTTTCTTTTCGAAGCTTTTCAAAGTGCTCTATAGCTTTTTTCCGTTCTTTCCCCTCGTATCGTATGGTTTCGGTTAATTCCTCGTGGCCGTCCAGCAAATTTACCGTGTAAAACTGGATGAGGTAGAACACTTTTTCTTTGTACCTTCTTTCGCGGTATAATTTAATTTTTTGCTTAGTCGGCGCGGTTGTAATGTAGTTGTATCTTTCAGCTAACGCGATGCGATAAGCTTTTAATTCTTCCATAGCTTCTTCTAAGCTTTCAAGCTCCTTTTCCGCGTGTTTGAAGCTGTTTAATATGTCTTTTTCTGTGTGCAGCGTTTCCGGGTGCCTCTCGTAAATATATATTTTTTGATCACTTGTATCTTTTGCAACGTATCCATACCGCGTAAATAATTTATCAAGCAAATGCTTGTTCTTATTTGCGCAGGTGTCGCGCTCTGGACACCTGCAGCAATTCTTTTCACATCCTGTCATGCCGTCTTACCTCCTAGAATCTCTGTTGGATCAGTTCGGAAGATAAACGCATGTTTGAATTTGCTATAATATCCACCGTGGCTTTTCATCTTTTCGCTCTCTGCAATATACTGTTCTTTGCTCAGGCTCTCAGAAACTCTTACAAGCCACAGAACAGAACCATCACGGGTATCTTCTCCGCGTGTAATTTTATACGTATATTTTGCTTCCTTGGCTTTTTCCTCAACCTGTTCTGTCTTTTCTTCCTTTTTTGGTTTTTCGCTTGCCTTTGGCTTAACTTCCTTTTTCTGATTTTTGATTCTTGGTGTCTTAGGCACGATTTTTACATATTTTCCATGCTCTTGACAGCAACCAAAATAGTAGAAGTTAACGTCAAAATAGTCTATCATTCCGTCACAGTCGTTATAATTATAAGAATTAACAAAAGCATCAACATCATCAATTACCGCTTTTGTAATATCATTCAAAACATTTTTTCCGGAACTTTCAGATTCTTCAATAACTTTTCTTTTTTCTTCTTTTGAAGCATTTAAAAATTTTAAACGTTCATCAATTACATAATCCCACGGATAAAGGCATTTGGAAATTTTTGAAAAATCATCGCTTGTAAGTTCGTCAAACGGCTTGTAAATTTCAATAGGGCTTTCCAAAATGTCAACGTGCAATTCCTGGCACATAGACGCGTAAGAAGTGCGCACGCTAAACTTGTAAAGCGGATATTTTTCCTTAATATATGTACGGACAATTTTTGCAATTTCTTTCAGTGAAAGATTACCATTATAGTTACTTCCGGCCCAGCCATAATCTGTATAAAATTCAAAACGGGTACCTTCTGCAGTTTCTGTTACCTTTTCGCCAGTTTCCTTTTCTTCCTTATCTTTCCAGATTGCAAAAAGAGCGTCATATTCAGCGTTAATTTCCTTCATAACCTCGGCGTCTCCGCCGTTATCTGGATGATTTGCTTTTAAAAGAGTCTTAAATTGTGATTTAAGATCACTATACGATTTTACTTTTTTAAAATATTTAGCCATTGTTTCTAACCTCCATTTTTTCTTTATAAACGCAACCGCTGTAAATCTTATTTTTTTCTCCTCTACATCCATTCAAAAATTTCTTGCAGTTATAGCACATGAAATTATATGCCTGATTATCAGTTTTTCTTTTTGCACTTCCTGCAGTCTCGGTAAAATATGTTTCTTCGCTTGCGGTTGATTCTTCTGTTTCTTTGCCTTTGGTTTCTTCAGCTTCTGCTGTTTCTGAGGTTTCTGTTGTTTCTGAGGTTCCTGAGGTTCCTGCTACAACTTCCCACATTTCCTTATAATCATCAATATCATTAACCATCTGTCTGAATACAGAAATAATTGAACGGTAATATTTGCTACCGCTGCACGCACAATAACCAATATATGAATGGTATACCCATGTATTAGTACCCGCACATGATACTAACAATGTTGCTCTATACTGTCCCATTGCAAATACAACTGTAAATTCTTCGCTATCACTATACACTTCGCTTGTGATTTCAAAAGTTACATTAGTCATTAAATTTTCTGATAAACATTCGTTAATCTTTCTTCTCATCATTTCTATTCTTGTCATGTTATAACCTTTCTCCAAGTCTTTCCTTGATGTCTTTGTTTTCCTTGTTTCTGACTGTATTATATAACAACGTACGTGTATATTCAATAGTAATTCTGTATAAATGTACGTGTATATTTTTGTGCATTATGTACGTGTATATTTTTATCTTTATAGTGTATAATTATGCTAGAGGTGGAAAAGGGGCCTTTATAATATAAGAAAGGAAAAAAACATATGGCAATATCAGACGCACACAAACAAGCTACTATAAGATACGCAAGTAAGACTTATAAGCGCGTTCCGCTCGACTTGCGGCACGAAGACTACACCAGACTACAAGAGGCGGCAGCAGCTACAAGCCTATCAGTCAACGGCTACATAAAAGCCGCAATAGCTGAAAAAATCAGCCGCGATAGCATCCGATCAGCGGCACCAGATGCAGAAGGACCTGCAGCACCTGCGGCAGAGCCGGAGCCGTCCAGCCAGAAGACTAAGAACCATACGCCAGACCTGGAAGCGGTAGACCTGCAAAGGCTCCTGACTGATGCACGGTATCAGCTTGATATCATGGATATATACGGCCAGGAGCAGACGCAGCACTTACTTGATCAGGCGCGAAGCAAATAAAAAGGTGGGCATTTTCGCCCACCTTATTTTTTATGCTAGCTCTTTTTGCGCTGTGCCTGTATAGCTCTGTGAGCCGTACTTAAGTCTGATTGTTGCCATATCTGCACCACCACGGCGACCGTGCCAACCTTCTTTTTCTTCTCTCCAATACCACATTTTTTTCTTGCTTGAGAAGAAGCATCCAGCCGCCTTGATGATATCTTTCACCGGGTAAGTATCACCAGATACCCAAACCCAGGAGCCACAAATCTCTATAGTGATGCCTGCAAGCCCTGCCAGCTTTTCAAGTACGGCACGCATTGCATCAGTAACGCCATCACCAGATGCAGAAGGACCTGCAGCACCTGCGGCGCTCTTTGCGCTCTCTGTGCTATCCTTTGGAAGTACCTTAAAAAGTTTGTCATACTCTGCGTTGATCTCCTGCATGATTTCAACGCTACCGCCATTGTCTGGGTGGTACTGCTTAAGCAGTTCTTTATACTTTTTACGTAACTCCTGCACATCCTTCACACCTTCAAAAAATCTTCTTGTCATATCTTTTTACCTTCCTTTTTCTTTTTTATATTTTGTTGTCAAAGTACTTTGTTTCTTTGCTATGCCTATATAGTAGCACGCCTTAGCGTGTATGTCAAGTACTTTTTACACGTTTTAGCGTGTATTTTTCACTTGACTTTTTGCGCTGCAGAAGCTACTATATATATGTAAGCATTTGATCACGAGGAGGTATAAAAGTTGTTACAATACAAAATTGATGTGCTAGAAGCATTAAAAGAGGTAGGAGTTACTTTTTCAAGCTGCCGCAAAAGCAAAATTTTTTCTCAAGCCACGCTTTCACGCTTTCGCAAGGGAGACGCAAGCATTGACGCAGAGACTTTAAACCGCCTTTGCTGCATCCTGGAGTTGCAGCCGCGCGACTTGATCCGCTATACAGAGGAGCCGGCAGACACTGCATTATACAAAGAAGTGCACGAACCAAAAAAAAGTTAAAAAATCTTTTAAAAGCCTCTTGACATACACGCTAAAGCGTGCTATACTAAAGGCACAAAGAGAGAAAGGAAGCCCCACAGGGGCAAAGGTAAAAAGATATGTCAAAGAAGCAGCAGTATACAACAAAATTTTATGAGGACAACGGTGGCGGTATCCAGGCAGTGACACGCGATGAAAGCGGCAAGGTTGTAAACGTTCTCAGCGGTTTCGAGGCTGACCCAGGAACAGGGCTGTCAGTTCTGGCAGCAGCTCGCGAAAACTGGCCATATGCAGACCCGTTCGAGTCTTACCAGTGGGGCGGAAAGACTATGGAAGAAGTAGCAGAAGAGCTTGAGAAGATGGAGTATCACCCGGAAAATGGCGATTTAATTGCAGAGACGAAGGCAACACCAGACCACTACACAGACGCCCAGTATATCGAGCGTGTTGAGTTTAACTGGAGCCACATGGGTGCAGCAGGGCATGAACTTTTTAAAGATTTAGACGTGCCGGAGGCTGTAGCATATCGCATCAAGTCTAGCAGAGAGTGGAACCCGGACGACTGCCGCCACCTGTGTGAGCTGGCTGACATGGTGGATGAGTACGAAAGCGCCGACAGTGATACCGTAGAGGACGTAGTAAGCGCAGCAGCTGACAAGCTCGGCGTTGAGATTTTTTGAGAGGAGGCAGCTACATGAGTTACAACAAGTTATCAATTTTAAAACCAGGGCAGACTTTTAGTATCGGAGACGCTGTTTTTATTTTACTTGAGCACGGCAAGGACACTACAAAAGCATTAGTTGTTGAGAATGCTTGGACTGGTCAACCGGTTGGAATTGAGCAGCCGTTTGACGCGCACGAATCTAATTATAAACTTTCCGAGCTTAGAAGAGATATAGAGTCAGAAGACTATCAGGGATGGCTTGAAAATGAAGTAGGAGCCGAGAACCTAGTAGAACACACCGTAAGTTTAACGACGGTAGACGGCCAGAACGACTATGGAGAGCTGACTTGCAAGGTCCGCCCGATCACTTTTGACGAGGCCAGAAAGTATAACAACTTGATTTCGGATGCTGATGACGACAGCGGTTATACAGCAGGCTACTGGACTTGTACAGCGTGGAGCGTACCACAACGCACCGGATGGGAAACAGGCAACTTTGTTGTATATGTTACCTATAACGGCATGATAGAACGAAATAACCCTCATTGGGGCTATGATGTGCGCTTAGTATGCGTCCTTAAATCTGATATTAACGCACGGGTTGACTAACCAAAAGCACCCGCCCCGGAGGTTACGAGGGCAGAAAGGTAAAAAATGAAGATTGAAGACAGAAAAAGACTCGTAGAAATTACTATGAGAGTATGGAACAATGGCCAATATAGCCAAGACCTCAGTGTTGGTCTTTTAGTTGATGGCTCTTTTGAGCATGGTCAAGGGGCTTATAAGGTGGATAGCGTCGATGACGTCATTGATTATGCTTTTGACTGGCAAAATTGCACAGGTGATTTTGTCGATGATGAAGACCCAGACAACAACCGTCGCGTTGATGTTGATATAATTTCTGATTCAAGCCATGAAAAGCCGTACGATGAGTTCACAGCGAGAGCGCAGCAAGTAAAATCTGACGCACTGGCAACGGATGAGGCTGCCACCCTTTTTGATGGGGGATGGCGAAGCAGTGACTATTACCAACTGATGCTTGAGCGTAGATGTGACAAAGACGAAGCCGCCGGTATTTGTGCAGCACTTGCCACTTTTGAACAGTAGCTCGCACCTGCCCGGCAAGGTTAGAGCCGGGAGAAAGGAAGATAAGTTGAAGCCAAAACAATTAAAACGCAAGATTGAAAAGTTCGTGTTCCAGCATGAACTTTTTCTTGGTGATCATCCTATCACCCCTTACGAGCTAGAGCAACTTACACAATCCAAAAATACAGCAGAAATTTTATCACTTTTGACAATCCCTTCTGGAGATTGCCTTTCTTGCCTTAAAATCACACCATCACAAGCACTTTCAATTCCTGCTTGTGATCTTGTCACCCCATATACACGCGGAATAGCTTTTTCAAAGCTTGCAGCAGTAACTTACAGGCTCCCAACGCGCCAAGAGTGGGACAAAGTTGTTTCTTTTCTCCGTCAGCGGACACACGATGCAGAAGTTTTAAAAGAAACGTTGACTAACTCGTTTTCAGATGCCGTTGTACAAAAAAAATCAAGATCTTTTACCAATCGCGCGTGCAGCTGCCGAACCTGGCGATACTCGCCCAGATAGTGACCTTTTGTCAGAGTGGTTCGCAGAGTCCGACAATTACACAAAGCTTTTAAAGCAGTATGTTTATAGTTATATTGCAGAATAGTTTCTAAGACAATCCGCTTTTAGGATTGTCTTTTTTATGTTTTCTGACTTTTGAATTGTTATATTCAATTTGTGCAACTTACACTTTTAAAAATATTTAACTTGATTTATACCTCATATTGTTGTATTATGTAATCAAGCTACTATATATAGTATTTATATGTAGCCTAGATATGGATATATAGAGTATATAGCCCATGATCGGAAAAGATTCCAAGCCGTGCTAAAACACGGTGCTTCTTTTTCTGGTCGTGGGCTTTTTCCTTTTCCCCAAGCCTACAGCTTTTCCGTGTCGCTTCCTTATATAATATATAGTATATATATTTACTGTATATGTATATGGTATATATATATTTAATATATTATCAGTGTATTTATATTATATTTATAATTATACACTGTATATGTATATAATATCTATATATATACAGCGTATATAGAGTATATATAATATATTGTCTGATAATATATATTATATGTACAGTATAGGTATATATGTAAAGTACATATAAGGTGAGTATGTATAGTATATCTCTATGTACTGTATAGGTATATGTATATCTGTATGTACAGTATATAGATATCTGGTAAGTAGGTATGTGTATAGTGTATCTAAGTATATACAGATACAGAGTGCAGGAGCTGACAGTTGACAACTAACAGATGATCAAGCCAGAGACAGCCAGCAGACGAGAGATACACAGACAGGCGGCAGATGAGGACGGCACACAGTCAGGACAGACAGCCAGGACGGACACATGTGAGAGCTGGACACGATGAGCGCACACAGAAGGGCGCTAGAAAGGCACAGAAGGCGGCTAGAAGACGTTTGAAGGGGAAAGGCTAAGATATAGCCACATATACGCACGACAAAAAGAAATACAGGGAAAGGAGGGCTACAGAATGCCAAGAGGAGGAAAACGAATGCCGAGCTATAGGGATATTGCAGAAACCATGGACGGAGACGAACTGGATGCTATCCTTGACGTATCTCTGCAGGGGCTAGCCAGGGCACGTGAAAAAGGCTCACAGCCCATGTATAGCAACTCTCCCGAAGGGCTAAAAAGTTTCAAGCACGACTCAGAAGAGTATCTGACATTTGTCCGGAACGTAAACAAAACCCCAACGGAAGGCGGAAAGCTGCGCCTAGTGCCTGATATAGAGTCCTGGGCGGCATTTTTGGGAGTTACGCGGCACATGATCACGGGCTATGAAAAGCGTGGCAGTGATTGGAAGTCTACTATAGACGCGGTAAAAGGCGTTATAACAGCTTGTAAGAAACAGCTTGCATTTACTGGCAAAATGCCGCCAGTGCTTGCAATTTTTGATCTTACTAACAATAGCGACTATGTAAACGCGTCAGAGTTCCGGTTATCAGCTGAGGCAGCACCAGAAGCCAAGCAGATAACTGCGGAAGAGTGGGAAAAAGTCATTGACGCAGAACCAGAAGCCCCTAAACTATCGGATTTCAAATTATCTGACGATTTAAATTAAGATTAGTCAAGGTTTCTTGATCTGCGTTAATCTCTAGGGCGGTGTATAGTTCGTATAATGTTTGTTTTACGAACTTTTAACGGCTAATGGTGCGTATACTCAGACCAGGGCGGCAAAACACTGTTGCTTTTGTATATACAAATACGCACAATTTAGGTTTTGCCGCCATAAGATCAGGAGCCGCGACCAACTGCGCAGCTGCCAGATGATCACACGAAAAGGGGTATAGGGGTCTGAGAGCGTGCCCCCGGCATGGGGCTACTTAGTCCCCAAAATATTTTTCCAAAATAAAAAGCCCCTTTTAAATCGTAACTACACATATGGCAAAGATAGGGAATCGCGACCTGAAAGCTGTGAGCCTTGACAGTTTCTTTGCCATAGTGCCAAGGCATAATATACTCAAACTATAAAATGAAAATATCAACCAAAGAAATAGCCGATGAATGTCAGCATTGTGGTGACATACTGGTTTGTCAGTTGTGCCGTGAAGGACACGGAATCAATCGTGAACGAATAAACGTTACCCAAATGGTTACATGTCAGATAGAACACAAGAACAGGAGGTTATCTAATGAGAATCATTTCACAGTGTAAAACCAAATCTGTTGAGTTTTATAACGTTGCTTTGCTGAGACGTGATGAAACTATCTTTGCAAGGACTGCAAACCAAGACATGGTACTTGCAGAGTATAAGACTCCAGCCAGAGCAGCCGAGGTATTTGAGGAATTAAATATTTCCGCTTCTAGCTTCTCACCAGATATCTACTACATGCCAGAGGAATAAGCAATGAATGACACAAAGTTAGTTTTATTTAAATTTATTGACGGCACAAGCGAAACAATAGAAGCTTATTGTAATCCACAAGACGGATACTATGGCTATCTAACCAACGAAGAATTGTTTTACGTATCTTGCACTTCTAGCTTAAAAGCTTTCTTTCCTCGCGAGTTTGTTAAAGCAATATCCCCTTTGGATGAATAGGAGGAGTAATGGCAACAAAATTTGAGAATGCAACAACATGGTTACAAGGTGTTATTTCTGGATATCAAAAGCAGATCAACGATTTCTCAGCTGTGCCTAATCCAGATGCAAATAAAATAAAAGCATGTAAAGAACGTCAAGAGCTTTGTCAGTACATTTTGGACTTTATGGTTAAGGCTAAGCAGCAGAATAATATAATGGCTGCTAAGTCAAGTTCTCAAAATACCGCTGTAAAGCCACAGAATGCCCCACAATCAATTTCAGCTCATTCAATGGCAAATACTATAGGTAAAGAACAGCTAGAGCAATTAGAGCTTGTTTTGGGACTTGATGCTACAATCAGCTTTTGCAGAGCTGCTTTAATCTTGGAGCTTCCAGAATTTGGGTCAAAAGAGGCACTTCTTGGAACACTTAAAGATTTTGCCTCAAAGCGAAGCTAGGAGGATGTCTTATGAAAGTTTTCGTTTTAACTTTTGATTCCTATTTTGATTCCTATGGTTCTTTGCTCGAATTGATTGGTGTCTTTCAGTCCAAAGATAAAGTAAAAGCCGCTATTGAGCAAACAAAAGTTAAATATAAAAAAACCATAAATGAATATCGCGACCATGCTAGATACTACGATGGAATGAGTGATTCTGAAATTAAAAAAGAAATCAGTGAACACTTTATCGTCAAGTCTGTCGAGGTTGACAAGGTGATTAACCGAAATTTAGGAGGATACGTGGAATGAGTCAGAATAAAAAAGTGCTTGTGAAAGAGATAAACTTTTCGTCACTAATTCTGATAGGCAAGCTTTTTGGAATTCATGTTTATTTTGATAAACCGTGCAATAACTGGATAGTTGCTTCTTTTACCAAAACATTATTCGATGGCACTACAAAAGATTACAATTATAGATTTGATTGTTCCCTACTGGAAAAATATGACACTTACCATCTACAAGAGTTTTTTAAATATGTCTTTTTTGAAGAAATTTTGTACGCTTTTATTCAAGACGAAAAAGAGCGATTCTATGCGGTAGGTAATCATGATTAAACCATTGCGAGTTCTTGCACGATGATTGTGAATGTCTTATTAAGACATTCACACAGAAGCATGAACATAATTATCCTATGAAACATTTTGGTTCAATGGCACATTGAGGAGAAAAAGAGTAATGATTAAATTAGAACATGCTGTATCACCAAGCCCAGAACAAATAGAATTTGCTATTGAAGGTCTTCGAAACTCCTTCAATTCATGGCTTAAAAGTGATAGCCATTGGGGCTGTCTTCACCTCGGTGAAGAACGTGATTGTGATACCTGCGATAGTATCCAACCAGATAAATGTACATGGTCTCCACAATTTATAGTCGGTAAAGAAGATATGGCACTTATGCAACGTCTATCTTCATATGGCTCCGATCATCGCAAATTTATGCGTATGCTTCCGGTATGCATCAGAATTACAGCACCACTTTATTGGTGGAAAGAAGCAGACACGTACTCTGTAGGTACTTCAAAGAATAGCTGCAGCACCATGCATCGAATTGATGCCAAAGAATTTACATTAGATGATTTCTCAGCAGAGCATCTTATTGGCTTTGAAAGTGCTGAATCTGATTTCCCAATATTTCACGGGGCAGAGCATTCGCCAATCGGCCTGTTGAATCAGACAATCCGTATACTTAATTTTTACAGGCAAAAATATCTTGCCACCAAGGAAAAGAAGTATTGGTGGCAACTAATTCAGCTGCTGCCTGATTCTTATAACCAGACCAGAAATGTAACGCTTAACTACGAAGTCCTTGCAAACATCTATAAAGCACGCCGTAACCATAAACTGGACGAATGGCGAGATTTTTGCGACTGGATTGAAACATTGCCGTATAGTGATCTTATCACTGGAAAGGAAACGAAATGACATTTGACGAGTATCAGCGCGGTGTAATGAGAACCGCATCAGACGTAACAAAAGCGACAAAGGAAAACATGCTTATGAATGGTATCCTCGGTACTGCAGGTGAAGCAGGTGAGCTTGTTGATCTTCTTAAAAAGCAGATTTTTCAGGGGCATCCATTTGATAGAGAGAATCTTATCAAGGAGTGTGGCGATGTGCTGTATTATCTGGCACTTACTGCTGAGGCTCTTGATACCTCTCTTGAGGATATTGCGATTAAAAACAACAAGAAGCTTTGGGAACGCTATCCTGACGGCTTCAAAGCTGAAAATTCACTCCATAGAAAGGAAGGGGATATTTAATGTTTGTTCTTATTCTCCGCATTATGGCATCTCTTTTTAACATCTTTATGCTGACTAGCATTATAGGATGGCTGAATGAGAAAAGATCCAGAGAAAGATTTGCCAGTGCTGTAGTACTTTCTGCGTTCTTTATCATGAATCTTGTCTTGACAGCCAGTGGCATGTGAGGATAAGATCACGCTGGGGTTATCGCCAAATGGTAAGGCACAGGATTTTGATTCCTGCA